TTAACCTAATTTGCTGTTTAAAAACTCCACCTGATCCCGGTCCTTATCACACATCCATTTAGAGTAAACCTTATACACCATACTGGCATCAGTATGCCCCATCTGGCTGGCGATGAAAGAAGGGATCGCTCCTGCAGACAACAACCAGCACGCGTAAGTATGGCGAGACTGATAAGGCACACGACTGCGTATTCCCGCTTTTTTTAGTCCCTGCTTCCAGCTATAGCCCAGCGCGTTTTTTGAATAATAGGGATTCGGAACGGCAAATTTAATTACGGGACGAAACACAAACCGTACGTGCTGCTGATCAGTGCTCGCATACGCACGATGGTTAAATGTGATTTCTGTCGTCTGGTCTGCACCGATCAGATGGAATTGATCTCTTAACGCTTCGAGGGCTGGCTCCAGCAATGTAATCGTGCGTTCTCCGGCGGACGTTTTAGGCGGCCCGAACTGATCGTAGTTGTTCAGATTCCGACTGACGTGAATTTTTCCATTGACCAGATCAACATCATCCCATCCAAGTGCGCACAGCTCCCCATGACGAAGACCAGCGTAAAAGGCCAGTTTCCATAAGTTAACAACTGAAGCCGGTAACACCGAAATGAATCGCTCGTATTCTTCCATCGTGAATGGATCCGGTGCTTTCCGCGGCCGTTTCAAAGAAGGAATATCTTCAAAAGGGCTGTTGGTAATAATGTGGCTACGTTTGGCAAATTTCAGCATGGCGCAAAGCGTGCGGATTTGCTCGTTTACCGTAGCCGGTGCACGGCCCGTTTTATTCAGATGTGGCACAACATCATTGCGTACATCCCCCAGCAACAACTCCTTCCGGTATCTCAGAATGTCTATCTGTTGAATATCGGTGATCAGGGTTTCGCTACCAACGATTCGCAGCAATATCTTGATGATGGACTGCATGTTCCGCGCTGATGCGTAAGACATTTCCAGCTCTTTTGTTCCGCTGTATTCATCACAAAGTTCCTGGAATGTACTAATCCTCAACGTAGTTGAGAATTTTTTTGCTGCCTTAGAGCCAGGAAACTGCAGGCCATAATCGAATATACCCATCTGGATATCACTGGTGATCTTCGCTCTGAGCTGGCCTGCTTTTTTGAGGTTGGCGTTCGTCACCAGCCAGCCTTTAAGCGTTTCCCGGCAACGAACCCCTCGATAAATGAACCATATCCGAATCTTGCCATTGTGAATTTCAACACCCGTTGGCGCCACGTCACTGCTCCCGAACGAAACTGTTTATCTTTGGGAAGTTGTACCAAAGTGTCGCCCGCGGAGAGTTGTTATCTCCTTCAGTCTGGGTTACACGCTTAAAATGAATACCTTCGATCCAGCGATGAGTGCGGTAGCAGGTTACCTGCCGCTTTGAGAGTCCCGTTCTCTCACACAGCTTCGCTTCAACCACCCATTCTTCGTTAAAAATCACCTGTGCCATCTTTCACCTCAGGTAACCGACACCATTATAAAGATGCCGGTTGTTAAACATTGATATTTCAATTTCAGGCGATCTGCCCGGGCAAGGATCGCAGGCGGCGCATGCCTGTCATCGCCGTGGCTACGTAGCTAGCCTTCCGGTTCACTACCTCCACCCAGACCTTCACTCCTTCCACCCGCACTGTGTACGTCTCTTTCATACGGCTGCGCCCGTAATTGCCGTAGCGTTCTGCGTGGGCCGCCAGGGCAATGTCGCAGGCTTTGCGAGCCAGCGGTGACTGTGTGCTGCGGTTGATTAATCGCATAATTCCTCTGCCGGGAGGGCGAACCCTCCCGCCTCCCTTAGGCCACGTATTCCGGTTTCATATCTGCCAGGGTGATGCTGAACTGATCGTGCAGTTCGTCGCCAAGATGGCGCTTTGCCGACGACAGCACGCGTTCAGCTTCCTCGAAGCGCTCGGCTGCGCCAGGTTCGCCAGGCTGTGGCAAGGAGTTGATCGCCGCCTCAACCTTGTTGCGCGCATCAACCAAGTAATAGCGTTTCACCGCTTTGTTTTTGAGTTCTGTATACAGGGCCGCACCCAGCGTCACCTTTGCGGTTTCGATGTCAGCGCGGAGTGCTTTAGCACCATCCACATCCTCAGCAGCTTCAATGCGATCCCGGAAATCATCGGCCAGAGCATCAATATTGGTTGCCGATTCCTGCGCGCTGTGGGTGGTTGTTACAGTGTCACCGGGGATGTCAGCCAGGCTAACGCGTTGCGGTGCCGGGTTGATCTCCTTCTCTGTGCGTGGTTCAACTTCATCCGGGCTGTAGACACCGAGGATGACCTCAGGGCAGTAGAGGCGCGCCCAGTACTTAACTGCGAGGTAGGCGATCTGCTGCTTGGGAGCCGTAGTCCACAGTGGTGAGTTCCTGGTAGTGATGTCAGCCAGGTAGATATTCTCGCCCCAGGTGATATCGTTTTCGCCACGCAGGACAGCGCCTACTCGGACAAACAGACCAGATTCATCACGCCCCTCCTTCTTGCCAGCTATCTTTTCCCAGTCGCCGCCGTATTCGTAATGGAAGCGGCCAACGATGGCGCTGGAGCTGGAGATCACCGCGTTGACCAGTTGCGCTTCGTATCCCAGCGTTCCTTTGACCACATGAGTCTTTTGCGCGACGGCGTAAGGGTTCATGCCCCACTGCATGGCCTGCATCACGATCGCCATGCAGTCAGCTGTTTTACCTCTCAAGTGATCAGGCACGGTCACAGCAGACTGCGCCATTAATTCGGCAAAGGCGGTGAGCTGGCCGAGTGCCTGCACGTTGAAAACTGCGCTGCTGGCAGAGATAGTGTTCGGAGTCTGGTCAGCCAAGGTTACGTTAGTGTTTTGCATAGTCATCTTCTCCATTAAGCCAGGCGCAGCGCTTCAAGGCGGCGCAGGTCGAAGTCGTTCAGTTCGTCGGTGTAGTCTTCGGTGATCGGCGCTGGCCACACGCCAGTGTCGAACGCGTTGGCGATGCGGTTCATCGTCTGGCGATACTCGAGCATGCCAAGCTCAATCAGCTCTTCGCTGGCCTCAACGATGGCGATCCAGTGATAACCCTCGTCTTTGTTGACGAAAATCCAGAAGAACTGATCCAGCGCCGCGGCATTCATGTACATAGCTGCGCTGAGGTGATAATCGCGGTCGATAATTTCGCGGTGCAGTCGAGAGCGCAGACCGGACTGCTTCACGTTCCACATGCTGATGGTTTTCAGGTCGGCCCCGATGCGAACGGCGTCGATGTCGATTTCCAGATCCGGGCGTACGCGGATTTCCAGCCCGGTCTCCTCATCGATACCGAAATAGCTCGTCTCAACAGCGCGATCAGGGTGCAGCAGCAGCTTGCCGGCAGTCGGGTGTTCGTGCAGTGCTTTCTGAATGGCCAGCGCCGTTTGCATCTGCTGCTGGGTAACCAGAATCTTGTCGTCCGGGTTCTCGCGCCACGCATCCAGCAGTTCGTCAGCAAATACCGCATCCGGCTTCACGGACTTCACCGCCTGGATCATCTCCGCTTTGGTGCCGGACACTTTCAGCGGTGCCGGTTTCTGCGCTTCCTGCGCCACCATGTCGGGGTTGATGATCGCCAGCTGCTCGAGGAGCGCGTCGCGGCTGCCGCTGATTTTCACCGGAACGGGCAGGGTGGCGTTGTACTCTTTGATGCAGGCTTTCATGGCCGTGGCGGTATGTTTCGTGCCGTTCTCAATACGCTGATAAACCTCTGACAACTGCTCATAAGCTGCGTAGGTTTCATCAACTGATGCACCCAACGGCAACTGTGCGGGCAGGGTGGAGTTGTACTCATCCAGCAGCGCCTTGATGTCGTCGGCACTCAGCTGCGCTGGCAGGCTGGCGTTATGCGCATCGATAAAGGTGCGCAGGGTCGCCGCGGTGGTAAACGCCCCTTCCGGGATCACCGGCTCCACGCTGAACTCCTCATCGAGGTTTTCCGGCTGCAGCGCCAGCTCATGCACCAGGTTGCCCATATCCAGCACTTTGGAGCCTTCGCGCGGGATGGTCTTGGCGACGTGGCGCGCGTTGAAGTACATCAGGCTTACACGAGCATCCTTCACCTGCGTGCTGCTGATCCCGTTTGCTGCGTGGTAGACGTTATTCGGCAGCCCCTCATAGCGGCCCGGTTCGAAGTACGCTGGGTATTCGGCTTCTGGTTCGGTCTGATGCGCTTCTGGCTCGATCTGATTAACTTGTGGTGTGTTTTGATGCGCAGAATCGTCATCCTGATGCGCATTTTCCGCATTTTGTTTCACATCAGCCTGTTTCTGGTTACCCAGGGTCGGTGCTGCGGCGGCCAGAACTTCGGACGAATTCAGGGCATCTGCTTGCGGATCAGTTGCATCAGCGCTTTCGCCTGGTGGAACCGCGCTAACACTTTCTCTTTCCGCCGGGTTAGTCTCTTCCATCTGCACATCGCTGGTGGTCTCCGTTACTGTTTCCGTTTTTTCGACTGCATTTGAGGGGGTATTGATGACCGGGTCAGTATTTCCACCCATCAGGCCCTCGATAGAGAACACGCCGCCGCCGAGGTTCGCGACCTGTGGCTGGCTGGTAGCAGTCAGATCTTCTTTAACCCACTTCGGATCGACAGGGTCACTGACGCCGTCAACGAACTCGCCGCGTTCAGCAGCTAACTGCTGATCGACAAAGTGGCTATCAATCTCATTCTCCGCAGGTTCGTCAGTAACAGGCTGGAGGGCCATCAATTCAGTTGCAGCATTGAATTCAGCCGTCATCGTCCGGTTAACGAACTCCAGATGCGCAGCTGGCGTCAGGTGGATATTCTCCGGCGCAATGCGCACCAGGTTGAAAATGGCCGCGCGGTTGACAGCCAGAACGCCTGGCTGGTTGCGCAGGATTTTGCTCCATGATTTCCATGGTTCTTCCTTGTTCGCGACAATCTCTTTGGCGCGGCGGTGGATGCTGCCGGGGATTTCCAGATGGTTGAAGTCCATCGGCAGAAGGGCGCAGGCGATCTCCAGATCGAGGGTGTCCAGGGTGTGATGCGCATCTGCGCCGCGGTCAGTTACATACCCGCCGTCGGCATTAGTGCCTGCGTCAGTGCGTTGCACGTGGTTGATGCGGTTACCTGCGGCCCATTCGCGCGTCAGGATCCCGCGGTCGATGCTCTCGGTGTTGAACCATGCTTTAAAGAACTGGATGACCACAGACAGCTCTGTACGTTTTCCTTCAACAGGGAAGATAGTTTTCAGTGCGTTGACCACTTTCCAGATGTCGGGTTCGTACGCTTTCTTGAACGCCTCAACATTTTCAGCAGCCAGGATCAGGTTCTGCGCATAGCTGTTATCCACATCCAGCTCAAGCTCCAGGATGGCTCGCTTTTGCTCTTCATCGACGTGATAGAAATACTGTTTGTCCGCGATGAACTGTGCCAGTACGCGCTGACGGAAAGGCAGGGTGGCAACGGTCGTCAGTACAGGGAGTTTGCGTTCGCGGAACTCTCTCAGAGCATCACAGACCGTCTCGGTGCCGCTTACATCACCAACGATTTCGCCAGTTTCGATATCCACGTCGTCGACGATAGTGGTGTCGGTACCTTCAACAACTTCTTCGCCTGGTTGTGCCATCTGTGCGGTACCCGGAATCACGTTCCAGGTGCGCTGGTCGTCAGCCAGGGTGTAGCGCTCGCACCAGGTGTAATCAATAACGCCCTCTTCAGGCAGATCGTCAACAATCGGCATATCGGTGCGTACAGGCTTGGCGTAGTCCTTACCGCGCCCAGTTTCGATGTCGGCGTCTTCCAGCGCGACATCGAGCGTCAGGGCGGCGCGCGCTGCACTTTTCGTAGTGAACCAAATCACCGCATCTTTCTTGCCAGATTTCTGACTGGCCTTAAGCAGATGGAAAAATTCCATGTCAGATCCTCATTTTTGGATGTAAGATCCCCGGGCCAGAGATAGCGCCCATTGGGTGTGTTTTTGGGTTAGGTAGTTTTCCGGTGTAACTTTGGTCGGTGGCACCGGACGTAGATCCCGCCTTGCGCGGGAATACGTTAGCTTTCGTGGGCCATCTGGTCGTACGAAGCGCAACGCTTGGAACAATAATTGAGTTCTTCGCGCGCCAGCTGGGCACCGCGGATGAAGATCAATACGTTTTTAACTTCTTTCCCGGACTCGATTGGTTTGCGACAGTACGCGCATTTCTTCTGCATCATCATCTCCTCAGAACTTAACCGTGGTTTCCGCTGGCACTTCGTCACTGCGGACGATCCGTTCTACCGGGTAGCAATCCCCAGAAACCTTCTGTTCGATGGCGGCCTGCTCGCATTGCTGCTGGCTGTCATAGACATCGAGAACCACATCCTGAAATTCACCATTGGTCATGCCGATGGTCAGGACGAGAGCGAATAAGGTGCCCATTAGTGCGTCCCTGCCGGAACCAGATGCGGTTCAATATTGCGTGAGGCATACGGGCGGCGGATGTGGCGCAGGTTGCCCTGCGGTTCGTGCCAGTACATGCCTTCGCTGTAGTTAAAAGAGACCAGCCATGCTGCGCCGGTACGTTGGTTGCGCATTGGAACGGCGCGACCGCTGTTTGGTACTGCTGGATTAGCTTTCATCTCAATCCCCTTTAATAGTGCCTGATTTGTTAACCCGCTCAGGCGGCGCGGGTTCCTTGCTTTCCACAGACAAAGGAATTCGGTAATCTGTCATTTCCACAGTCAAATCAAGGAAATGTCATGAAATCTGAAATCAGACCTTGCCCAATTTGCGGTGCTGAATCCGTCTTCTCCCGACATCCCCAGCCTTCGCCGGTCACTGGGGAGATGATTCCTGCTAACATTTACACCTGCAAAAAAGGATGGCTGGTTCTCTCTTTCCGACGCAGTCAACGATGCAGTCATCAAAAACAGAACTGCTGAAGTAATCGAAAAATTGTCTGCTATTGTCGCTAAAAATTACTTCCCGGAGAGCGAGTGGCCAGCAAGCCGCTCAGCTCCTCTTCAACCTATTGAATCGATCGAGTAAGGTCCTTACGACTTTCACTCTGATATCCCAGGCGGGATATTTTCGCGTACGCATTACCGCGAGGAATTCCGCCTGTTTTATTTAACCGCTGCACCGCGCGGTGGGCGTGTTTGTATTCCGGGGCGTTAACACCTTTGCCACCATCACTGCCGTGAACTTGGTAGTTGCATCGGTTTCTGGCGAGATTCGATACCGCGAGCCCAGCAAGCCGCGAAACCGATGTAATTCACTTTCTTCGTATTACCTTTCATCTCAATCTCCTTTGCCCTTGTCGCCAGGCTGGCGGAACGTCTCTATAACCTGATGCGCGTTAATCACTCCACCTCATCCGACTATTCGTATGCCGCCGGCGGCTACTTCGTGGGCTCCATGCCTGGGTGGTTCGTGGTGCGTCTTGGTGGGATTATATTAAGTCTGCGGCTTAAATTGTGTCAAGTCTGGAGCGAAGTTAATTTGTAAGTTTGAGGCTTAATCGTGATGTTTGATGTAGAAATAGAGCGCAAACTCACTCTGTTTAGTGGCAGTTTGTCGCTAAACACGCTCAGTTTGAGATCGATACTGGCGGTGCTAATCTTTCTGAGGGCACAACGGAGCGGAACGATGAAGAACAAAGACGAACAGACTGGGTTGGTTGGATTGGCGATCGGCGCGGCAGTGATTGGCCTAGTATCAGCTCAAAAACCCATTACCCGGGCGAGCATCATTGACGAACTGGTGAGGCTAGGAAGACAGAAGGGCGATGGTGTTCAGGATGAGGTGTTTGAGAAGGCGGCGGAACTGGTGAGTAAAGGGATATAAAAAACCCGGCTCGGTGGCCGGGTTAAATTCTCTAGTGGGGCTTAGGAAGTTCTGGCCGCCTTACTGCCTCAAGCAAACTTTCGATATCTTGGATCTCACCTTTATCTTTTTTCCTTTTGAGATATGAAGGAAGATTCTCAACGGCGTAGGAAGCGTAAAGCCATTTTCTAAAATCACCAAGCGCCTCAATGGGATAAATCCAAGGCTTAATAAATGAGTTTGCTGCTGACTGTCGGTAACTATCGGGATACTTATGGGAAAATCGTATGCGTGGTCGATATTTGTAGTCCATCTCATTGGCATCCCAGTGCTTACCCCATGCTGTGCCCACGCTGCCATCAGGTACAGTATGATCGTTGATAGGAAGCCCTCCATTCACTAGGTGAACCATGAGATCTGCTATTTCTCTAAATACTGAGAAATAGTCATATGGTAATTGGTCGTTGAGCAGAATCCTTTCTTGATAATTAATCCACGACTGGGTTATTTGGTTTTCATGGTAGCCAGTTTTATTGTAAATAAAACGTCTAAATGAATCTCGGGCGAGAATCCTGTAATTATCTCTTGCTGTGGATGAATTTGGCTGACTGGCATCAAGGGCGTAGTATTCAAGAACGGACATGCAAACGGCGTCTGTATATGCATGAACTTCTCCGCCATTGCCTTTTGTTCTGATGAATAAACTGTCGCTGTTGTAACCTTGTGCGATTAGGGATTCATTAATTATTTTTCCCCTTGGCTTATTCCTTTCATTGAGCCAATCTGCAGCCAGGCCCTGGATTACGGATGGGCGCACCCCGCACATTATCGCCAATCCTCGCATCGTCAGGTAAGGCGTACCGTTAGCCAGGACACCCATTTGAATGCCATCCACCTCTACTTCACGCACAGGTATCAAGTCGAAATTCAGCTGTTCACCATTACTAGGTAGATTATTCATAACCAATTGATCCCTATAATAAGTTTGGTGTTCATCTCGGTTCCTTGGCTCATCTATCTAACAGCTAGGCCGGCCAGATTACTCAATCCCCCTGCGACCGAATCCGCCCCTTCATGTACTTCTCATAAAGCTCATCCAGTTCTTTCAGGCGAATCGCAAAGATGCGGAGCATGTTCTGCTGCTCTTCTTCCGGCAGCTGACGGTAAAGCTCCAGCAGGCGCTGTTCGTCCGGCTTGAGTCCGTCTTTCTCTCCAACATCCTCGCCGAGCAACCAAGGCACCGAAACGCCAGCTGCGTCAGCAACCGCTAAGGCCGATTTCTTACTGATCACACCTTTCTTGAACCAGCCGTTCACAGACTGCGGGGTCACCCCAGCAACCCTGGCCATATCGGATTTAGTCATGCCGCGCCCGTTCAGCTCTGAAAGGCGTTCGACAAGTGTCGGATTAAGTACGGTTTTCTCTTTCATGGTTAGAAGAATAAGCCTTTTGCTTAAACTTGAAAATTCGCCTCAGGCTTGACATTAAATTAAGTCTGAGGCTTAATTTAATGGTATTCAAATCGGAGACAACGATGAACGGGTTAACAAAAGCCATTAAGTCCGCTGGTACTGCAACAAACCTCGCAACCATGCTGGGCATCAAACCAATGTCAGTCAGTCGCTGGAAAAACCGCTATCAGGGTGTAGTGCCTGCTGATCGGGTCCTTCAAATCTACGCGGCAACCGGCGTAACCCCACACGAACTGCGCCCTGATCTCTACCCAAACCCCACTGACGGTTTACCAAAGTAGGAGCACTGACAATGCAAACACAATCTTTTCAACAGAATAACAGAGCGCCAACAGAACGCCTGATATTCCAATATCACCAAAGCGAGGAATCAGGTGGTAGCGTTGATCACCATAATTTATGCGCAGCCGTCCGTGCCTGGGCAGCAGCGGAAGGGCGCTTAGTCGTTGCGCTGCAAATCAAGGAAATGGCGGAAGAGATGATGCTTGGGGGCATTGATCTCGATGTTCAGCCAGAAGTTTGGAACGTGAAGATGTTTCGTTGGTTAGACAACAAGGAGAAGTCAGCGACATACCGGGCGAACGTAGAGCTGCTGGCCCCAGCGATTATCTCAGCGTTACCCCTGGCGTATCGCGATCGCGTTGTTCGGCTCGATGATGTTGCGCTTCGAATTGCCAAAACGGTGAAGGAAGACGCTGAAGCTATTCAGGCTGTCATGCTCAAGGCGCCAAAGCAGGTTCTGCTGAAGGAGATCAGTGAAAAGATTGTCGCCAGCTTCCACCTGGACGGACCGGACTCAGTGGCGCCATTGATGGCCATGGTTACAACGATGCTGGGAGGTGCTCTATGACGGGTGACAAAAAGGCGAAAGCCGCGGTGCTCGAACACCAACGGCTTTCAGGTGCAAAAACGGTAAGCAATTGCGAGGTAAGTATGCCTGGGCAAGTGAAGCAAGTAAATATCGGGGGAAGTAAATGGCTCGCATCAGAACAGTCAAACCGGAGTTTTGGACTGACGAGAAGATCGTCGAGTGTTCTATCCCTGCACGTCTGCTGTTCATCGGACTGTTCAATTTTGCAGATGATAAAGGCTGCCTGGAGCGCTCGCCAAAGCGCATCAAAATGCAGGTATTCCCTGCTGACACCATCGACTGCGAGCCATTAATTATGGAGCTGATCACTCACGGACTACTCACTGAATACTCAGTGAATGGCAGTCACTATTTGCAGATACCTGGCTTTCTTAAGCACCAGAAAATTAATCGGCCGAGTAACTCTAATATTCCTTCGCCCCCATCACTCACTGAGCCCTCACCCCATGACGGCGGCAACTCATTGAATGCCAAAGGCAACAATAATTCTGATTCACAGAATATTCATGAAGCACTCAGTGAGGACTCAATGAATGCTCATGGAGAACTCACTGACGGAAAGGAAGGGAAGGGAAAGGAAGGGAAAGGAATAAAACCAGAGAGAGAGAATAACGCGGGCGAGGCGTTTTCACCTCCTGACGAAAATCCCCCTGCAGATGTGTATCAGCATGGTGGCGCTACCGCTTTTCCACCGATCGGTAAATTCCCGATCACCAGCGACTGGATGCCACAGCCTGAGTTCGCTCGGCGCGCAACGCTCTGGGGAAAGAATCTCGGTACCGAGCCGGGATACACCGTGGAAGAACTTCAGCAGTTCCGCGATTACTGGTCGTGCGATGGCCGGGTGAAGCATCAGCAGCAGTGGGAAATGGCGTTTGCCGATAGCCTGCTGCAATCGCGTGGCCGTATCCAAAGGGCAAAACCAGCTGGTGCGCGAGATCCTAACCGCATTTCTGAACCAGATAAAAAAATCCCGGCAGGCTTCAGGGGGCAACCATGAAAAACGCAATTGGCACCGGCAGCGCGCTTGAACGCCTGCGGAAGTTTATTCCGGCCAGCGTGCAGCCGAAATTCAACAGCGTTGCAGAATGGCAGGCATGGCAGCAGGAAGAGGGCCGTAAACACTGCCAGCAACTCGAGAAGCAAAACCAGCGCGCCCGGTCTGAGAAGATTTTTGGTCGTGCCGGAATACAGGCGCTTCACCGCAGCTGCTCGTTCGCGAACTACGAGGTGTCAGGCCCGGAACAGCGTCAGGCCTACAGCATGGCGAAGAGCTACGCGCAAAACTTTGGCGGCGGCGGATTCGCAAGCTTCGTGTTCAGCGGCGCACCGGGTACAGGGAAGAATCATCTGGCGGCGGCGATCGGCAACCACCTGCTGGCAGCCGGGCACTCCGTTCTGGTGGTGACGATCCCTGACCTGATGCTCCGCGTTCGCGAGTGCTATGACGGCGGGCAGTCTGAGTCAGCGCTGCTTAACGACCTGTGCAAAGTCGATCTCCTAGTGCTGGACGAAGTTGGCATCCAGCGCGGCTCCAGCGGTGAGAAGGTGATCATCAACCAGGTGATTGACCGTCGGCTCTCCTCGATGCGGCCGGTCGGCATCCTGAGCAACCTGAATTACGACGAGCTGGTGGCCACACTCGGCGCACGCGTCGTGGATCGCCTTCGGATGGATGGTGGTATCTGGGTCAATTTCGACTGGGCAAGCTATCGCGGGAAAGTGTCACACCTGCGGGCTGTGAAGTGAGAAGGGAGTGAATATGCCAAGACCAAAAACTCAACGCGAGCGCACCCTGTTCATTGACTGGATTATCGAGCTGGTAAAAAAGCATGGTCGCGCAACGACCAGCGATGTCGTCGCCATTTTCGGCCTACACCGCACCACCGCAGAGAAATACATCCGGGCTGCCGTAGAGCAGGGGAAACTTATCCGCCACGGGCGCTGCGGCGTCTTCCGCGACCAGCGGGCAGTTATCGACTTTGACATGGAACGATACACGCACCGAGGAGCATCACATGAGTGATTCACTGAACAACAAAGAGCTGGTGGCCGTTGGTCATCAATTTGCGAAGACGATGAGCAGCGACACGCCGATCATCGATATGGCGAAGATTGTGTCACGCCTGGCCGAACGCTTGGACTGCACAACGGCGGCGTTGCGCGAGATGACGAAGTCGCGGGATCCGCTGGTGACGAAACTGGAAAACGCAGAGAAGCTGATCGCTGAACTGGAGGGTAGAGCGGTTATTCTTCCGCAGGCCTAATTTCGAATTATGGAATAAGCCGAGGGGATTGTAACCATTCTTATATTTCGTAGTCTAAATCATTGCACTCCCTTCAAGCAGAGGGTGACCCCTTTCAGGAGGCGTTATGATGAAAGACATTTTGCTTTTTGGTGCAGGACATGATGGTACCAAGCGACGAGTTGAGCCTGGTAAGGATACTTACTATTTCAACAGCAAGGCTGGTATGTCGCCTACTGGCGCCAATACAGTTGGCTTCAGGGTAAAGCATGTTGCGTATAAAGTTAGCACTGTATACCCAGAAAAAGGTGGATTTTTGATCGGCGTTCATGGCGATGAGCCTTCTGATGAACAGATAGAGAAGGCCATATTAAAGTACAACCCTATTCCACTTGAATAACAAAACGAAACAAACAGACCTCGCCTTGGCGGGGTTTTTTATTGCCTGCGTTAAGTGGCAGACCACAAAAATGCCTTCGCGTTATGCGGGCGCTATAGGGAGAGATTTTTGAGTTGATTAAAGACAGTGATCGTATGCTACCGGCGGACGCTAGCAAGCAAATATGTGCTAGCTGCCGACTTCAAAAATCTCTAATGGCCCAACCTTCCTAATACTCAGTTCGGAGTTTATGGCGACGGTAATGACCTGCTCCTCAAAGAGGTAACTCACTTGATGCCGCTGCCAGTATCGACTCTGCAAGGATGTTGCCTATCACATAGTTGATTATCGTAAAATGATAGCATGCAAAATCTATCTGGCTGAAAGAAAAGAAATTGTCTGTATATATTCTTTCCTTCCATACTTTGATTGCTACCATCGTACGGTGGTTTAAATCAAACCGGAGGAGGTTATGCCAGTGTTTATTTTGTTTGGTCACGGTAAGGATGGCGATGTTGAGGACGCAACAACCGTTATGGAACTCTCTGGCACCCTAATTTACATGGAGGAAGGGTTAATTCAACATGGTGAAATGAATGTTCGTGGAGACTGTAGATACCATCGATTTACTATCATTCAACCTGCCATTGATGGCGTGATTGTCGCCTATCACGGCGAAAGACCATCACTGGCGAAAATCGACAGTGCTCTGAAGGCGGCGCGGGAAAACTACCCGTGGAAGTTTGCTCACTGAATAGAATACTGGTTTTTTTAACTGCCCTAGCTATCGATATGATGCAACCATATCTCGATAGCTAGAGCCTCTCCCAAGGTCTTTCTATCGCCCGTTGATTTGGTGATTTGCACATGATCGATAATACCGCTCGATACAAAGATATTGAGCTAAGAAATCGATTAGATAATAGTCACAGCGCGGCAACAAATTACCAACCTGACAAGATGTGTCACCTCGGCAATATACCCTCGATCACAGAGCGGCCTTCTGTATGCGCGGCTCGAACAGTTTTTAATCAGATATTATCCCCAGTATTTTTCCTACGGTGACTGTTAGAATTAACGATCATTTTTTATGCGAAATTGACAGTAAAAATTATTAAAATCATATAGATAAGTGAACTTGCGTAAGCATGTGTTTCGCGTACATACTTGAGCTAAACGCACAATTACTGTTTATGCATACAGTGTTTTGTTGTATGGTTTAAGTGCTACAGGAAAAAATGAATTTTTCTTCCGGCGAACCTATTAGGAAATTTGCGCCATTTGTTATTTTGGCACTAAGAAGAGGATTTCTCTCAGCCGGGAGAGCGTATTTGTGGATAGCAAAGTGAGGAGGTTGATGTGAAAGAAAAGCAGGAGCAGGATGACTGGTACGACATTATCAGACGTTCAGACGGCAAGCTTATTGGCTCCATGCCGTTTGAGGGCCGATGTCTCGTATACACCAGGAATGGGATGGTGTCGTGCCGCCCGCTGCTGGAGGATGAGGGAATCTTCAATCTGTCGTCTGGAACCCGTTTTCTTCGCCGCCTTGGCTACCGCCTCGTTCAACCCTCTGATATTATGATATCAACGGACTGAACACCCGTTGACCTGATGCGCCACGGAGAACACCATGGCGCAGTTACAACTCATCAAGCAATCCTCAGGAATCCTGATCCCCGCCACGCCGGAGACCAGTGACTTTCTGCATTCAAAATGTAAGCTCGGCGCCGTGCTGGTGGCCGACTTCAAACAGGTCCGTAACCCGGCCTTTCACCGTCGCTTCTTCGCTCTGTTGAATCTCGGCTTCGAATATTGGGAGCCAACCGGCGGCGCGATCTCATCCAACGAACGCAAGCTGGTGACCGGCTATGCGAAATACCTCGCTTCATACGGCGGAAACGAAGGCGCGCTGCTGGATGCTGCTGAACAGTATCTTGAACGTATCGCCGACAAACGCACTGGCAGCATCAGCGCCTGCAAGTCCTTCGACGCGTATCGCGCCTGGGTAACTATCGAATCAGGGCATTACGACGCTATCCAGCTGCCTGACGGCACCCTTCGCAAACATCCCCGTAGCATCGCCTTCGCCAATATGGACGAGACCGAGTTTCAGCAGCTCTACAGGGCCGCGCTCGATGTTCTGTGGCGCTGGATCCTTTCGCGGGCATTCAGAGACCAGCGCGAGGCTGAGAACGCCGCCGCGCAGCTGATGAGCTTCGGGGGTTAACCAGATGGCGAAATCATGGTTCCACTACACCGAATGCACAACCGAACAGGCCGATGAACTTCAGCGGCAGTACCAGCGCCGCGGGGTAGCCGTAACGCGCAGCCTCAATCGCGATTACCTTACCTGGACCGTCAGCGTAGAGCGGCAGGAGGTTAAGTACCTCGAGCCAACGCCGCGGACCTTCCGCCAAAAGGTCTGGGGGTGATCATGGCTAAGAAACCCCGCCGTAAGTGCGCAAATCAGATCTGCCGCGATTGGTTCCACCCGGCTCGCGACGGCCAGGTGGTATGCAGCTACGAATGCGCTACTGCCGTCGGAAAAGAACAGACCAAAAAAGCCCGTGAGGCGTCTCAACGTAAAGAGTTGGCCCAACAGCGCGCCATCGAGAAAAAAGAAAACGCTGCCTGGCGCAAGAGGAAAGCCGCGGTAAAGCCTCTTAAGCACTGGGTGGATCTGACGCAGCGCGCCGTTAACGACATTTGCAGGGAAACCGAACTGGCAGAAGGTAAGGGGTGCATATCATGCGGAACTAAAACAGCATTTGCCTGGCATGCCGGCCATTACCGGACAACTGCTGCAGCCGGGCACTTACGTTTTACTCGTATCAACATCCATCTTCAGTGTGACGTTTGCAACGTCTACAAATCTGGGAACATTGAAGCCTATCGCGCCGCTCTTGTGGAACGCTATGGAGTGGAGCTGGTTCTGGCACTGGAGAGCAACAACATCCCGCATCGCTGGACGGTTGAAGAGCTTGAAGAAATCAGGCTCACCGCCCTCGCAGACTTACGCACGCTGAAAAAACAGGTAGCAGCATGAAACCAGAACTGATCGAATCGCTTCGCATGCGCTGGCTGCGCCTCCGCATTTATCGCCGCCCGGGAACGGTGCTGGTGGACTATCGCATCCTTCGTAACTTTATCCGCATTTACCTAATGGCAGGAGCCGCAGCATGAACCTCGAAAACACCGTGAAATACCACTTCGCAAAGTCCACGATGATCAGCGACTCCCCGCGCGCCACCGCATCAGATTCTCTGACCGGTACGGATATCATGGCAGCCATGGGCATGACGCAGGAACGCGCCGCCCTGGGGTACAGCGCTTTCCTCGGGAAGATGGGGATCAGCCATAACGACCGGGAGAGGGCGATCGCGCTGCTGGCCGAATACGCGCTGACAAAATGCGATAAGGTTGCTGCGCTGCGCAAGCTGAGCGACGGGGTTAAGCCGCTGGTAATGCATCAGCTGGCCACGTTCGCGTTTGAGGACTACTCCCGCAGCGCTGCCAGCGTTAAGCAGTGCGATTGCTGCGCGGGGCAGGGATTTATCGAGGCTGATGTGTTCACTATGAAAACCAGCATGTTTGGATGCGCAAAGGATATCATTCAAAAATCTAAGAAATGGAGACTGAAGGTTATTCGCTCGCAGCATCAGAACCGGCGCCAGGTGAAAGAAGTTGCGCACGTTCTATGTGTGACCTGCAAAGGGAAGAAAGTTGTAAGCTGCGCCTGTAGTGATTGCCATGGGAGGGGGGTGGCAGTAAATCAGGAACTGACAGAGGAGCAGGGCGTGCCAGTGCTGGCTGCCTGTAAGCGCTGCAGTGGTCGCGGTTATGAGCGGATCCCTTCGACAGAGGCCCATGCAGCTGTTTGCCAGATCACTGATGCGATCAGCCTGGATACGTGGAAGAAGTCGGTTAAGCCGTTTTACGACCAGCTGATCACGAAATTTGATATCGAAGAAGCCTGGGCAGAAGCGCAGCTCAAGCAGATAACAAGTTAACGCTCACGAAAATAGCTTACGTTTCAACCGTGAGCTATTTACTTTTCCCGAATCTGTGTTAATTTCATCCCAACGATGGGTTACTGCCTTCGTTTCAAGCCCTGCGGTTAACACCGTGGGGCTTTTTGTTTGCGTAGAACACCCGCCAGTATTTCATTCGTCACAAAATTGAAGCGCATAGCTCAACCAGACCCACATTCACTGCTGATCTATTTTCGCCGTTAACTATTACACAAATTAATTTAGCTTTATTGAGGTAAGGCGGCTACCATGCGCCTGTAGTGAATCCCCCTATGCGGTGGGGCGACTGGACTGGGAGGTGAATGACGCGGCTCTATGGTCTAGCATAGTGTCACCGGGAGGCACCCGGCACTACAAATCCATCACGATATATTTCTAAGGCTGCCGAATGGCGGACTTTTTGTATAGTAAATATATAGATAAAAATAGCTTTATTGCAGGAAGACGACTAGGATTCGCCTGTGGTGAATCCCCCTATGCGGCGGGGCGTCTAGACAGGCAGGTGAGTAGCGCGGTTCTGTGGTCTGGCGCAGAGTCACCGGGAGGCACCCGGCATCACCCTCAACAATGAGCTTCTTTGCACAGATATGATATAGGTTTTGCCGACCACATCGCGCATGGATTCCAGTTAACAGATCAGATACTGTCGTCTTGATGAGTTCTATCAGAGCTTGAAGAGGGCAATCATTATGGAACAAGGTTTTTACTGGATACAGTACGGCGGAAGGGTCCAGGTTGCTTATTACACTGACATCGAAATTGAAGGCCCTGAAACAGGCAGAGTTATTACAGGTATCTGGCACCTCACACAAGGCGATGATATTTGTGATGACGGAGAGGCTGAGATTTTAGCAGGACCGTTAACACCGCCACATGTTTGAAATAAACACCGTTGCGCTTCCATATATGGCATAGGCTTATAAGTGGTAAATCCCCCTTTGTGGTAGGGCAATCCAGTTGAAAAATGTGTAAGTGTGCTTGCGGTTCGTATAACTGGTAACGAGTCACCGGGAGGCACCCGGCACCACAATTACATCTCATCAAGAAATATCTATTCTCAAGGCTGCCGATTGGCGGCCTTTTTCTATTTCAGGCTCCCGGAAACCTCAATCAAGGTCTGCCGTTAATTCATCTGGCGAGCCTGAGCCTCTTACTACATACAGCACCCCGAAACCTATCGGAGGTGAGAGCATGTTACGCATGGAAAAATTAACCACTGGCATCGCCTATGGAGCCTCAGCGACCAACGCAGGTTACTGGAGTCTCCAGCTGCTCGACCAGGTATCACCATCGCAGTGGGCAGCCATTGGTGTGCTGGGCAGCCTGGTATTCGGGCTGCTGACGTATCTGACGAACCTGTACTTCAAAATCAAAGAGGACCGGCGCAAAGCCGCCAGGGGGGAATAGTGGCAGACAGATCAAAGCTTAGCGCTGCGGTACTGGGGCTTGTTCTCGCCGGTGCGTCAGCTCCCGTGATTCTCGACCAGTTCCTGAATGAGAAAGAGGGCAACAGCCTGACCGCCTACAGCGACGGTTCCGGCATCTGGACAATCTGCCGTGGGGCTACGCTGGTGGACGGTAAACCGGTTCGCCAGGGGATGAAGCTGACGCAGGCTAAATGTGATCAGGTGAATGCCGTAGAGCGCAACAAAGCGCTGGCTTGGGTTGAGCGTAATATTAGGGTGCCGCTAAGCGAGCCACAGAAGGCCGGGATCGCTTCGTTCTGCCCGTACAACATCGGGCCGGGTAAGTGCTTCCCCTCAACGTTCTACCAGCGCATGAATGCCGGTGACCGTAAGGGCGCTTGCGAGGCAATTCGCTGGTGGGTCCGCGATGGTGGTAAAGACTGCCGGTTAACGAAGGGTCAGAAGAACGGCTGTTACGGTCAGGTGGAGCGACGGGGTCAGGAAAGTGCTCTGGCATGCTGGGGGCTCGATAAATGAAAACCCGACACCTTATTGCGATCGTCGTGTTCATTGTCTGCCTGTTCGGTAGCGCATGCTGGTCAGCCTGGCACTACAGCGATAAAGCCAGCAAGGAAAAAGCACGTGCCGATTCAGCTGAGCAGCAGGCCGAAGCTGCAAACGCAGTCACCGCCAATGTTATTCGGACCGTGAACATAATCAACGTCGTTTCCGAGGCTAACCAGAATGCAAAGAACGAGATCGCACTGGAGTCACAGAAAACCCAGGCAGATATCAAAGTGGCTGTTGCGAATGATTATTGCGCTCATCGGCCTGTGCCTGCTGCAGCTGCTGACCGGCTGCGGAAATACGCGGACAGTGTACGTACAGATTCCGGTGGTGCCGCTGCCAGCAAACCTGACAACTGAGACGCAGCAGCCAGCTATTCCCGACCCGCTGACCTACGGGGCCAGTCTGGATCTGAACGTGAGTCTGCTGTCGGCGCTGGGGCAGTGCAACATCGATAAGGCCAGCATCAGGAAGATAGAGGCGTCGCGCAGCTCACAGTAGCCATTCCAGGGCTCGTCCCCGAGTGAGCCTACTATGATATCTCTAACGTTTCGTTATGAAAGCAGTGGATTACACTTTGATTTCAGATTGAGTGCGTTCATATGTTCTATAAAACGATACAAACATAACTATACCTTTTTTAAAGGTGTCAATTTTTTTTTAACATGTAGACTCAACCCAACCTGTATGGATTATCAATCTAACAGGTGTATTGGGTGCCGTTTAGTCAGCGCTCTATTCGGTGGCTCCGTAGCGTGGCAGACTAAATGGCATGCAATACTTACAAAGGCCACGCTACCGCGTGGACTTTGTAAGTATTTACGGTTACCTGAAGTCAAAGTGACATCTGCCTTAAAGCAGACGCAAACGGGATTAAGGCAACTTTATGAAAAAATTATTGGTTTTCTTCAACTCGCAGCAGGTAGAGGTCCTAAATGTACTTGAGCCTGTAACATCAATTATTCGACGCTACCCAAACGGTGATGAAGTCTCACTAAAAATAATGCTTACCGGAATTCATTCATTAACGGGAGATCATGCCGAGATTTTTGTTGCTTCTGACCGGGAACTTACTCAGGAAGAAGTTTCAAACGCAGTGAAAAAGTATCTGTAGAAGCAGCGCCACTAACGCCCGGGAAATCTTTCTGGCATTTCGATGATTGAGCGCTTTTTCATGTCCATGCTGGAAACAAACTATGGTGAATCCCCCTAAGCGGAGGGGCTAATTAACCGATGGCTCTTCTACACTGGCGCTCATCGTGAACGACTGAAGCAGCGAGTCACGGGTGGTTATCCCAACGACTCTCCGGGAGGCACCCGGCACCATATGCCCAAAGCCCTTGCAGTGATGCAGGGGCTTTTTTTTCACAGACCAACCTATCAGGGTTTCCATCCAGCGAGGAAAGCAAGGGTTTGGTAGGTGTATGCAGCGACAAGAACATTATTAGTCTATAATTTATAAACACTTATAGTTGAGGATGGTATTTCAACAACTATCACCTTGCTGGAGAATAGGAATATGAATAAACCAGAAGAGGCCCAAATGAAAGTTGATGTTCTGACACAAAAGGCCGAGGAAGAAATTTCCGCTTTGATCACAAAAAAAATTTCAGAGTTAAGAAAAAAAACAGGAAAAGAAGTCTCTGACATTCAGTTTGTTGCTCGCGAAGCGATGACAGGTCTGGAAGGTTATGACGTGAAAATTAAACTTCTATAATCATATCTTCAAAGAAGGGGTTGCTAAGGCGGCCCTTTTATTGCCATCACAAAGGCCACCTCAGGGTGGCTTTTTTAATGGCTATAACAAAAGGAATATGACCATGGCAAAACCGGACTGGGGCGTGCTTCAGCAACGGTTCCTGTCCGAGTTACAGACTCCGCTCAACGGGATTACTTACCCTAAGAGAGTGAATAGAAATCGCCGAAAAGCAAATTGCCGGCCTGCAGTAGTACAACAAAGAGCAATGCTTGAGGTAACTATGTCACTACAAGTCAGCCAAAAGCCTCATAATTCCGTGAGGGATGGGATAAGCAAACAGAACTTAAAGTCGAGTAATCATCATCGGGCGCATTCACGCAGTGCGCCCGATGGTGAGTGTTACCCAAAAATAAGATTCCATCAGCCATCACTTGGCGCTAATGTGGACTTTCTCAATTCATTAGGCGAGGCATTGATGCGATTCCTTATTCAAACATTCCTGACCAGAACAAACGATGGCAGGCAACTTAAGTATGAAATATATTCGAGCAACAGGAAGCTTGATCACTTCGACAAAGTGCCGGAGGGTAGCTGCCGGGTGATCTGTTATCAATTGAGCGACAAGTCAATCCAAATCATTAATAACGATGTTGACGTAACACCTCTCTTTGAGGCAAACCAGCCAAAGCCAAATACGTGGTACTCCGATGGGCCGGACAGGGTGCGCCTTGATATGCTAATTGATTACCTCAGAGATAACAGCTAACCGCCTCTGGGCGGTTTTTTATTGCCATCACCATGGGTAGACCCATCGTAATGGCAGATGCAACTGCTCGTAATTATAAAAGGTTAGCCCTGGATGCTGCTTGAATTAATTCATCCATAAAGTAGTTTTCAGTGTTCTGAGCATAATCGATGTCAATCTCAGGACCGTCGTTAAGGTCAGGGATAGTTAGAACGTTATCTTTATCAATGTGGAATACAACGAATACTGTGTTTTGCTCATTTTTATTCGAGTAAAACGTAATTTCGCAAATCGGTTTATTGTTGATGAATTTAATCTTTGACTCACTGAAACAGCGGAACGCGCACTGTGGAATCACGATCTCAAGTTCGTCGTTTGTGAACTCAAAGGTAATTTGGCTGTTTAGCGCCCTTGAGCTAGACCAAAAATTGAAGACACGATCAAATAAACACTTTTTCTTAAAAAGAAGGTCCTCACCTTCGTTACCAAGCATACGTGACAATGCTGCAAACTTAAGTTTTTCCATGATCACTCCAAGGGATTTACATGGCACTCACCGACAAGCAAGATATGTTCTGTCGCGAGTACCTCATCGATTTAAACGCTACACAAGCGGCTATTCGGGCGGGGTACAGCGTCAAAACTGCAAACCGTATAGCTGCTCAATTATTGTCAAAACTTGACATCCAAAACAGGATCGCCGAACTCAAGAGTAAGCGCAACGAGGATGTGGGTATTAATGCGGATTATGTGCTTCGACGCTTGGTTGAAATCGATCAGATGGATGTATTGGACATCCTGAATGATGACGGGAGCCTTAAGCCCATCACTTCATGGCCAAAGGCCTGGCGAATTTCACTAACCGGCCTGGACATCAGCACCACAATCCAGAACTTCGATGAGGAGGCAGCGGAAACCATCCTCAAAAAGGTTAAATGGCCCGACAAAGTGAAGAACCTCGAACTACTTGGCAAGCATGTTCGTGTGCAGGCATTCAAAGAACAGATAGAGCAGAAGGTCACCGCAACCCATAGCATTATGCCGGTCCCGTCCTGCGACAACGTTGATGAATGGGAAGCAGCAGCACAGAAGCAGCAGAGCGAGGTTCTTGGTGGATGAATTACAAAGCCGTCTGGAAACCTCTGCCGGGGTCGCAGTCGCTGTCCCTGAGTTGCCCGTGTAACGAAATACTCTACGAGGGAACGCGCGGGCCCGGAAAAACTGCCGCGCAACTGGCGCGCTTTCGTCGCCTCGTTGGTCTGGGCTATGGCTCTTTCTGGCGCGGCGTCATTTTCGATACCGAGTATAAAAACCTCACCGACATCATCACCCAGTCAAAGCGTATGTACCGCCTGTTTAACGACGGCGCACGCTATCTGGCGTCAGCATCTGAACTGCGCTGGGTGTGGCCGACCGGCGAAGAGCTGCTGTTCCGATTCGGGAAAGAAGAGGGTGACTACTGGGACTATCACGGTCAGGAGTTCCCGTTTATCGGTTTCAACGAACTGACCAAGCAGCAATCGTCCGAGTTCTACGAGATGATGTTCTCCTGCCGCCGCTCATCGTTCCGGCCGGAGAATTACCCGCGGGATGATGGCTCATTACTTAAGCCGATCCCGCTCGAAACATTCAGCACCACGAACCCGTTTGGCATCGGCCATACCTGGGTGAAGAAGCGCTTCATCGAGCCAGCACCGCGCGGCACTATTATTCGCGAGACGCAAAAGGTGTTTAACCCGCAGACCGAGCGGGAAGAAGACGTGACGCTTACTCGTGTCGCGATCCACGGCTCGTTTAAAGAGAACCCGTATCTGGATCCCCAGTACATTGCCACACTGATGGCCATCAAAGACCCGAACCGCCGCAAAGCTTGGGTTGAGGGCTCGTGGGATGTCACCAGCGGCGGGCGCTTTGACCACCTTTGGAATGCTTCCCATCACGTCATTAAGCCGTTCCGCATCCCTGCTAGCTGGACGGTTGACCGCTCCCATGACTGGGGCGAATCGAAGCCGTTCTCTAACCTCTGGTGGGCGCATACCGACGGTACTGCCGCTGAATTACCGGACGGGCGCCAGTTCTGCCCACCTGCCGGGTCGCTGATCCTCATTGGCGAGTGGTACGGCTGTCCACCGGACGAACTGAACAAAGGCCTGAACATGTCGTCCACAAACGTCGCCAAGGGCGTAGCCTGGGTCGATAAGCAGCTGGTGGGCGAAGTGCTAGCAGAGCCCGAGGAGATAAAACTCAACGGTGTGACGCAGGGGCAACTGAACATCATGCCCGGCATCTGCAAAAAGGTTATTCCCGGCCCGGCTGACGGTGCCATCTACAACACCGGCGATGACGAACTCTCCATTGCCCAGAAGATGGAATCGCAGGGCGTTAAGTGGGTGCCATCCAACAAGAAGCCGGGATCGCGCGTGAACGGCGCAGCCCTGTTTGCTGACATGCTGGAGGCCGTCATCGAAGGCAAGAAGCTGGAATCGGGTACACCTGAGAAACCAGCATTCTACGTGTTCGACTACTGCCGGGGCTGGATAAGCCGCGTGCCGGTTCTCGTTCGAGACAGTAAAAATCCTGATGATGTAGACACCCAGCAGGAAGATCACGACTGGGACGGCACGCGCTACGCTGTCCTGCATTCACCGCCGAAGAAAGTCGGCAAAGTCACCAGCCTGAGGCTCTAACCCCATGCCTGATATTTCAACACCCAATCTGGACTATGGGAACATGGTGCAGGCGTGGGACATTAACGACGCCCTGATGGGCGGCACGCTGTATATGCGCCAGCTGGGTGAGGCATATCTGCCACGCTGGCCGAAGGAAGACAAAGAGGATTACAAAAAGCGCCTGGCAGTGGCCACGCTTCTCCCTGCCTACGAAGAGACGATCAACCAGAACGTCGGGCGTGTATTCGCTGAGCCAATCCAATTGGGCGAAAACGTGCCGGACCAGTTGTGTGAGTTCGCAAAAGACGTGGATCTTGAAGGCACCCGTCTGGATGTATGGGCGCAGTCGTTCTTTAGCCTGGCGATGCAGTATGGCCTTTCCCATGCGCTGGTGGACTATCCTCGCGTTGACCCCGAACAAGTGAAGACCAAGGCTGATGAGAAGGCCACCGGCGCGCGCCCGTACGTCACCATGCTGAATCCCCGCCAGGTGATCGGCTGGAAGTCGAAGATGACTGGCGGCAAGGTCGTGCTCACGTCGCTGCGCATCAAAGAGGTGGTGGTCGAAGACGGTGACGACTTCGGGCAGACGAAAGTCGAACAGATCCGCCTCCTGACGCCGGGCAAGGTCGAAATCTATCGAAAGACCGCTGGTGGTCAGGGTGAAGCAACCTGGCAAAAGCACGAAGAGTGGGCAACCTCCCGTCGAGATATCACCCTAGTCACGCTCTACACCAAGCGCACCGGCTTCATGTGCGGTTCACCGCCGCTGCTGAATATGGCGCTGCTGAACGTTAAACACTGGCAGAGCCAGAGCGAGCAGGACAACATCCTCCACGTCGCCCGGGTGCCGATCCTCACCGTGTTCGGGCTGGAGGAGGGGGAAGAGTTGACCATCGGCTCTTCATCGGCAACCTCGTTCAACGATCGGCAGACGCAGGGCCTCGAGTACGTCGAGCATACTGGCTCATCCATTGGCGCTGGCAAAGAATCGCTGGCTGAGCTGGTGGAGCAGATGCGCCAGGCGGGCGCGAAGATGCTACGTACCGATAACACCTCGACGAAGTCCTTAGACCAGACCTCAGAAGAGAAGATGCAGGAGCAGTCCCCGCTCTACACCATGGCGACCAGTCTGGAAGATGCGATCGACAACATCCTGCAAATCATGGCCGAGTACATCGGTGAGAAAGAGGGCGGCAACGTTGATGTCCGTACTGAGCTGGATGTTGAGTCGAATGAGTTCAACCCTCCGGCAGCGCTGGCTATTCAGTCCCTGCGCCAGGGTGGTGACCTCCGTCGTATTGATGCCATTAAAGCCCTGCAGAAGCTCAACCTGATTGATGCTGATGCCGACCCTGAGAAAGTCCTTGATGAGTTGCTGGCAGAATCAGCCTCGTTGAACGAACCGTCACCGGGCGAGGTGTAATATGGCCCGCTCCGTCAACGACCGCCTGCAGGATGAGACGATAGCGCATGGCCTGTATGTGACGCGCTACGGCACTGGCATCGCCCGGCGCATGGTGGCGCTGCTGAACAAACTGGATGCAGAGCTGGCCGCGAAACTGCTGGTGCTGCTGGACGGCAAACGGGCGGATACCTACAGCGCCCGTCGCCTGGCATCGCTGCTGGCTGGTGTGCGTGAGCTGAATCAGCAGGCCTACGAACCGGTTAACGCGGCGCTGGCACGCGAGCTGACGCGCTACGTTGAATATGAGGCCGGGTATCAACTGGACCTTTTCAGCAGCATCATCCCGCAGCAGATCCTGAAACACGTTCCGCTGCAGAGCATTGCACCTGAGCAGGTCTACGCAGCAGCAGCAGCGCAGCCGTTTCAGGGTCGACTGCTGAAGGAGTGGGGCCAGAAGCTTGAAGCCGACCGGCTGGATAAAATCACCAATGCCGTACGCTCTGGTTTCCTCCAGGGCGAAACGGTAGAGCAGATTGTCCGGCGCGTTGCCGGCACGCCAAAACTTAACCGTGAAGATGGGGTGATCAACGCATCCCGGCGTGACCTGGCGGTGGTGACCCGCACCGCAGTGAATCATATGGCCGCTACGGCGCGGCAGGAGTTTGCCCAGGCCAACAGCGATATCGTCAAGGCCAAGCAGTGGTCATCCACGCTGGATACGCATACCAGTCAGTGGTGCATCATCCGCGACCGCAAGCTCTACACCCTCGACGGCAAGCCGCTGGGGCATGTGGTGCCGTATCTGCGCGGCCCCGGCAAAATTCACTTCTGCTGCCGCTCCGGTGAAATCCTGATCACGAAGTCGTGGGAAGAACTGAAGATACCCTCTGGCGTGTTGAGCAGCGCCACGCGCGCCTCGATGGACGGTCAGGTACCAGCGCATACCAGCTATGCAGACTGGCTCGCCCGGCAGCCATACGCGCGACAGGAGCAGGTGCTGGGTGTAACCCGGGCGCAGATGCTGCGTGACGGCAAAATCACGGTACCCGAGATGTTTAACGACCGCGGGGAGTTCCTGACCCTGGACGAACTGCGCCGCGTGGATGCTTCGGCGTTTGAGGAATAGCAGATGCGTAACGACAATTTTCACTGCGTGGGCGATGGCCGCGGCAAGCGCCGAGTGTTCGTTAATGGCAACGAACTTAAGAGCTCCATATGGGCTGACATTAAGCGAGGTATCGCCTGCATACATCCACACCCGCTGCGGATTCACAAGCGAAAGCGGGATGAGATCTATTCCCGCAAGCTACGCGGCGTAATAACCATTGAATTTATCTAACAGGCTGCCTCCGGGCAGCTTTTTTTATGCCTGCCGCCGAGCGGATGCGACGCGGTGACCGGGTCGGATGACCCACAACCAATGGCCGGAAGGCTGGAGCAAAACAATGAAACTCAAACTCGATGCTAACGGAAATGTGGTTGTTGAAAACGGTATGCCTGTGTACGTCCATGATGACGGCAAAGAGTTCCCGTTCGATGCAGCCGCAGCGATGACCAAAATCACCTCCCTGAATGGTGAAGCTAAAACTCACCGCGAAGCTAAGGAGGCGGCGGAAGCCAGTCTCGCGAAATTCGCTGGCATCTCCGACCCGACCAAGGCGCTCGAGGCCCTGGAAATGATGACCAAAATCGACCAGAAGAAGCTGATCGACGCTGGCGCCGTTGACCATGTGAAGGCCGAGATCACCAAGGTATTCCAGCAGCAGCTGGACGAAGCGAACGGCAAGACCAAACAGCTCGAAACCCAGCTCTACGACGAGATGATCGGCGGCCGCTTCGGTGGTTCGAAATTTATCTCCGAGAAGATGGCGATCCCGGCTGAGTTCGTGCGCTCCCACTTCGGCCAGAACTTCAAAATCGAAGACGGCAAGGTCGTGGCCTACGACGGGCAGGGCAACAAGGTGTTCTCCCGCACCAAGCCCGGCGAACTGGCTGGCTTCGATGAAGCGCTGGAATCCCTGGTCGAGTTGCATCCGCAGAAAGACTACATCCTCAAAGCGTCCGGCAACAGCGGCGGTGGCTCTCACCAGTCGCAGCATCAGGCCGGGCAGAAAACCATGAAACGCGCTGCTTTCGACGCCTTACCGCCAGTTGAACAACAAACGGTGATTGGCGGCGGCACGAGCATCGTTGATTAACCGAAAGGAAACCTGAATGTCCAACACCCTCACTGGCCTCATCCCAACCATCTTCACCGCCCTGAATCGCGTATCCCGCGAGCAGGTGGGCTTTATCCCGGCGGTGGCCCGTAACGCCAAAGCCGATGCCGCGGCGAAAGACCAAACCGTGACCGCACCGGTCGCACCAAAAACCACCACCGTTGATATCACTCCGGCGGCAACCGCGCCAAACGACGGCGATCAGAACATTGGTACTGTGGACGTCAAAATCACCAAATCCAAAATGGCCCCGGTCAAATGGAATGGTGAAGAGCAGCTTGCCATCGGGCCATCTGGTACCTATGACATTGTCCTGGCTGACCAGTTCGCTCAGGCGTTCCGCGCACTGAGCAATGAAATGGACGCTGACCTGGCAGCGCTGGCTTACAAGTCTTCCCGTGCAGTTGGCGCGCCGAAAGACACCCCGTTCAGCATCAAAGACGACCTGTCTGATGCGGCGAACGCTCGCCAGGTGCTGACTGATAACGGCGCACCAACCACTGACCTGCGCATGGTCCTGGGCGGCGAAGCGATGGCGTCCATCCGTGGTAAACAGTCCGTACTGTTCAAAGCGAACGAAGCCGGTACCGATCAGCTGCTGCGTGAAGGCATTATTGGTCGTGTGATGGGCTTTAACCTGCACGAATCCGCTAACATCAAGCGCACCGCGAAAAGCACTGCTGCGGGCTATAAGGTCAACGGCGCGAAGAAAGAGGGCGACATCATTGTTGCTATCTCTGCTGGCACTGGCGGTATTGCTGCCGGAACCGCAGTGAAGTTCGATGGCGATGACAACCAGTACATGGTCGTAGCGGCAACCTCTTCCACTATCACCATCGGCGCGCCGGGTCTGCGTCAGGATCTTGCAGACCAGGCAACTGTCACTGTGCTGAGCGAGTTCGCGCCAAACGTTGCCTTTGACCGTAACGCATTCCTGCTGGCTTGCCGTACCCCGGCCATGCCTAAAGGCGGCGATACCGCTGACGACGTGATGAACGTAACCGATCCGGTCTCTGGTATCACCTTCCAGATCGCGCTGTATCGCCAGTACCGTCAGGTGCGTTACGAGGTTGGTGTGGCATGGGGTGTGGCATCTGTTCAGCCTGAACACTCCACCATCATCATGGGTTAACCCAGTGGGGCTTCGGCCCCTTTGTTATTCAGGAGGCCCAATGGCCGGATTGACCAAAGAGCAGCGCGCACAGCGTGAGGCTGAAAAGCTTGCCGCGCAGAATGGCGCTGAACAAACTCCTGCCCAGCAGGACCAGCAGGACCAGCAGGGTGTTGAGCTTGTGGTGATGGTGCGCGATGAGCCTGAATTCCCCGGCGGCCCGCTGAGCGCTGAGGTTCACCCTGACGAAGTGGATAACTGGTTGGCGCTGGACTGGCGTCTGGAGGAATAACAATGCTGGTTGCCGATCCCCATTCGCCTGACTTCAACAGCTACGCCAGCGTTATTGACCTTCGCACGTTCGCGGCGGGGCGCGGATATGCCGTTCCCGCGGATGATGGCGAATGTTGCCAGATGCTAATGCAGGCGATGGACTATCTGGAAGGCAAGACATGGCGCGGCGAGCGCTCCAGTGCATCACAGCCGCTATTGTGGCCGCGTGCGGGCGTGCGCTTCGACGGCGCTGACCTACCAGATGACACCATCCCACAGCGCCTGGTTGATGCGCAGTGCCGCCTGGCTCTCGAATCGCAGGAGATTGATCTCACGCCTTCGGTCGCTGGTGGTGGTGCGGTAACGATGGAGCGCGTAGAGGGCGCAGTCACGGTGCAGTACGAACCAGGTACGAATAAGGCGGCACCGTCATTCCCCTGGCTCTACTCCTCGTTGCGTGGGCTGGTGGTGGGCGGCAATCAGATCCGCATCGAAAGGGGGTGATATGCCAATCGACTACCGCCGCATGCGAAACACCGCAACGCGGCTGCTGACCGAGAACGGGAAGGCTTATCCGCTTACCCGCGGTGGCGGCACTACCCGCGATCAGTTCGGCAAAGAGGTAACCACCCCGGCTATCACTGCGACCGTCACTGGCGTTGTCACTGAATACTCCTCTCGTGAAATAGATGGCTCTCTGATTACTACTGGCGATAAAAAGCTGGCGGCCACAGCCGAAACGGAAGTGCGTATTGACGACCGCATCGAGATCGACGGCAAAGCATGGCGGGTGGTGCAGCCTAATCCGGTGAAGCCTGCCGATGTACCCATCTCCTACAATATCCAGCTGAGGGCGTGACTATGGACAGCTCTGTCAATCAGCCGTTCCTGGCTGCCATTCAGTTATTTGTGGATAGTTCGAAGCAGGAGATGGATCAGGTAGTGCGCCGGACGGGCATTAAAATCCTCGCTCAACTGGTTGAGATGTCCCCGGTTGGCCAGCCGGATATCTGGCAGGTCAACCAGACCGCGACGGCGTACAACACTGCGGTGCGGGAGCATAACGCGGCCCTTCGCGATGACCCTGCCAACCTGACCAAATCGGGACGGCTTAAGCGAGGTCTGCGCGTAAATGACTCGATGGACATCAAAAAGCTTGAGGGTTATGTCGGCGGGCGCTTCAAAAACAACTGGTATGTGGGTTTCGATAGCCAGCCTACTCAGTCCAACGATACACCGGACGCTTCCGGCCAGGGTTCAAACTCCCGTGGCATGGCGGTGCTCGAGGTGTTCAGGGTGGGCCAGGTCAGCTCGATTTACTTCACCAATAATCTGCCTTATGCGGCAGCGCTTGAGAACGGGCATTCTGGTCAGGCGCCCGGCGGCATGGTGCGTATCACTACGCTGGATGCCGCGCAAATGTTCCGTGAGGCAATGAGCGAGGTGCGCAATGGCCAGTGACCAGTCAATGCGTATCGCTGGCCTGCTGGAGAGCCGTGTTGCGGTTATCTGCTCGTCGCTTGGCCTACCGGTGGCCTGGCCGAACATCGCGTTCACTCCCCCGGATAATGTGCCATACGGGCGCGTTTATATCCTGCCTGCGCAGACCGTAGGGCAGGATCTGGAAGGCCAGCTGCGTACGTACCAGGGCATTCTCCAGCTCAACATCATTGCGCCAGCAGGCAGCGGCGTAACGCAGGCCAGGGGGATGGCAACGTCTGTTGCAGATGCCTTCCCTGAAGGACTACCGCTGGTGGACGGGGATTTGACGGTTTACATCAACGGGCCACCGCAGGTACGTCCACCGATACAGGATCGCCCTACATCAGCACCAAACGGCAGTAGCGGCTCCATCACTTACACCACTCCCGTCAGCATGCAGTACCGCGCTGATTACTGACCCGCCATCCGGCGGGTTTTTTATTTCCTCAATTCAGGAGAATGCAATGGCATTCGCAATCCCTAACGGGTCACGTGTGAACGTGGCCAAGGCCTATCTTGCGCCGATTGTCTTCACAGCAGCCTCCAACGCGACGGAATGCGAACTGACCGTTGCCTCCGCTGCCGGGATCCTTGCGGGCGATGTCGTCCAGGTAAGCTCTGGCTGGCTCAAACTGGATAATATGGTGCTGCGCGTTAAATCGGTGACCGGCACCAAAATTGTGCTGGAAGCGTTTGATACCACTGACACCAAGAAATTCCCGGCGGGCACCGGCGCAGGCACACTGCGCAAAATCGACTCGTGGATCACCATGCCTCAGGTCATGACGCTCTCTACCGAAGGCGGCGACCAGCAGACCATCAGTGTCCAGTTCCTGGAAGATGATAAGGCCCGTACCATCCCGACGTTTAAAAACGCCGTGGTTCAGGTCTATACGTTCGCCCACGACCCGCAGTTGGCGATTTACAAGCGCCTCATCGACCTGGACGACTCCAGCGACACCACGGCGGTCTGGTTCCACAACCCTCGCGGGAAAGCGGATCGTTACTACTCTGCCAAAGTGTCGTTCCAGCGCGTGCCACGTACCGAAATCAACGCAGTAGAAAGCAACGAAGCGCGCATGAACTTCGAATCGGATATGCAGATTTACCCGATCGCCGACTCCTCCGCTATGCCGCTGGCCTTCCTGACTGACCTGCCTGCAACCAAATCGGTCGCTTCTGGTTCTGCGCTGGATCTGGCGGTGGTCATGCAGGGCGGTTCCGCGCCTTACACTTACGTGTGGAAGAAAGGCGGTACCGCTATCCCGGGCAAAACAGCCTCGACGTTCAACATCCCGTCTGTGGCATCCGGCGATACTGGCTCTTACTCCTGTGAAGTCACCGACGCCGCGGGCAAGACCATCACCTCTGGCGCGTGTGTCGTCACGGTCAGCTAACCACTCTGGCCCGGTTCGCCGGGCTTTTTTACGGCCCCATCCTGCACCTTTCTAAGGAACCGAAATGACCCAATTCTCCCTGATCCCAAACCCGACCTTTCCCGCCACTGCCAGCATCCCGCGCGCTGGTGCCGAAGACGGCAAGCTGACCTTCACCTTCCGCCATAAGACGCTTGAAGAACTGCGGGTTATGGATGAGAAGCTGCGCAAAGGCGCCGAAGGCAAAAAGTCCCTCATTGAGCCACAGGCCGACTACCTGATGGCGATCATTGACGGCTGGGCACTGCCTGACGAGTTCAACCGCGATAACGTGATCGTTCTCCTGCAGAACTACCCGCGCGCGTTCGACAACATCGGCCTGGCCTATACCAAAGAGCTGATGGGTGTACGAGAAAAAAACTGAGGCAGGTCGCCGCAGCGTTGTACACGCCCGGACCGACTCTCGCGGAGTTAGCCGCTTTTGGTTTGACGCCTGAGGACTTGGAGGAAGAGGTGGGGATCCTGCCGTCGGTATGGAAATCATTCACCATCTTCTCTGCACTGGCGACTCAATGGCGCGTGGGCGCGGGCGGGGCGACCGGCCTTGATTACAACGTTCTCCCCTGGGTGTTTGAGTTACACGGGGTTGATGATGCGGCGGCCTGCATGGCTGACCTTCAGATTATGGAAAGCGAGGCTCTCAAAGTAATGCATAAGGAGACGAAATAATGACAGACCAGATCGCCTCGATTACTTTGCGGGCCGATGTTTCTGACCTGAAAACTGCCAGCAATGAGCTGGATAAACTCGGTGAAGCCGCGGCTGGTGCCGTCGGTAAAGCTGATGACCTTAACAGCGTTTTCCGCGCTGGTGCTGAGTCTGCAAAGCAGGGCAGCGAAGGCATCAAGGAGCAGCAAGCTGCGCTGAAAGGCCTGCTTGAGAATATCGATCCGGTAAACAAAGCGCTGAACCGGCTGGACGAACAACAGGCCGCGCTGCGTAACTTCCAGACCAAAGGCTTTCTGGATACCGATGATTTTCAGCACTACAACAAAATCCTGGACGATACCCGGCTTAAGCTCACAGATACCGGCGAAGCAGCTGCGCGTGCCCAGGCAGAACTCGCGGCCACTCAGGCGGCAGAAAAGCAATCAGCCGCGCTGAAGAACCTGCTGGGTTCAATCGACCCGACGATCCGCGCATTCAACTCGCTGGACGAGCAGCATGCGCAGCTAGTGGCACACTTCGAAGCGGGGCGCATTAACGGCACCCAGTTCGAGCATTTCAACACCATCCTCAACCAGACCCGTGAACGGCTCTCTGGCGTGGCTGACGTGCTGCCTGAGGCGCTATCCCGGCAGGAGGCCGCAGCACGACGCGCCGGTATCTCTGTGGGTCAGTACAGCGCAGCAATGCGCACACTACCGGCACAGTTCACCGATATCGCCACGCAGTTGGCTGGTGGACAGTCTCCTTTTCTGATCCTGCTCCAGCAGGGCGGGCAGATTAAAGACCAGTTTGGCGGGGTTCAGGGGGCACTCACTGGCGTCGGCGAATACATCCGCAGCATGGCAGGGATGATTAACCCAACCACGATTGCGCTGGCCGGTCTGGTCGGCACCATCGGTCTGCTGGCCGCTGCTGCATACAGTTCGTCTCAACAGTTCGATCAGGTGGCGCGCTCAGTCATCATGATGGGGGGCGCTGGCTTCGCCTCGATGCAGCAGCTTAACCAGGCCGCTGAGGAGGTGGCTGGCAAGACGAACACATCCATCAGTTCCACCGTAGATACCCTAGTTACGCTGAACGATACTGGCAAATATACCGCCAGCCAGATGAAACAAATTGCCACCTCCATCACGCTGATGGGCAAGGCTGGTAGCGACACCAAAGCGGCGATGTCCGACTTCGGCAAAATTGTCAGCGATCCGGTAAAAGGGCTGGCCAGCCTGAATGAACAATATGGCTTTGTCGATGAAGCCATGATGAAGCACATCATCCAACTGCGGAAGCAGAAGGGTGAGCAGGCGGCGGTTACCGAAGCTATTGAGTTGTTCGCAGGCGTAATGGCAAAGCGTGCTGAGGAGACCAATAAAGCGACCGATAATATTGGTCAGACGTGGGAAAGCCTCAAGAAGAGCGCTTCTGATACCTTTGGTGACATCGGTATTACAGTGCGCGCCTGGGGAAACCAGATAATCGATATTTTCGAACTGGTTAAGGCCTCCATCAAAGATCTCTTCCTCAATATCACCTCACTGGATGCCAAGTTCACCGGCACTTTAGCTGGCTGGGCCGAGAAAATTCCTGGCGGTGGGGCAATTACGGACTTCCTCGGCATGGATGTCGAGGCCATGAAAAAGGCTGGGGCAGAAGCTGAAAAAGAGATCGCGGCGAACAAAAAACGCTATGCCGAACTCTGGAAGCGAGTCACTGCGCCTAACGCACAGGCAAGCTATGAAGCCGAAGCGCGAGGGTCCAAGGTAAAAGGCGAGGGGGGATCCAGTCGCGAATCGAGAGACGCAGTCTCGAAGCTTGCAGAAGACTCCGCGAAAAAGATCAAAGAGGCAAGAGCTACGCTGGATGCTGGCGATCACACCCTGGAAAACTACCGCGCTCAGGCCAGAACCCTAACGGAAACGCTCGAAACGCTGCGTCAAACGGGAGATATTCACGCCAAAAATACCGAGTTCAGCAAACAGCAATCCCATTTTGCCGAGCTGGACGAGGCTGCTAAGTCTCGCGCTCTGAGCGCACAGGAGAAATCTCTTCTATCGAACCGTGAGGCCATCCTCAACGCCGCCAAAGTTGTGGATCAGAAAAATAAGGAAGTTGAGGCCCAGCAGAAGATTAACGGGCTGGCGCAGCAGGCAAACAAATACGTCACCCAGATGGCTGAAAAAACCGATGCATTGCGTGATAGCGCCGGGTTAAGTAGTCGTCAAACGCAGCGCCTGATGGAGGAAGCGCAGCTTCGACAGGGATGGCTGAATGGCGGCGGCAAGCTTGAAGATGCTGGTTATGAAAAAGAACTTGCAGTGCTTCGAAAGTATTACTCTGAAGAGGATAAGCTGCGCGGTGACTGGAAAGCCGGTGCTGTAAGCGGCTGGAATGAGTATCTGGATGCCGCCACTAACACCTACGATGCCGTGAAAAACGTTGCCAGTTCCACGCTAACAGGTCTTAGCGATATGCTTACTGAACTTATGACAACCGGCAAAGCGTCGATTAAAGAGTTCGGCAAGTCGATGCTCAAGATGATCCTGGATGTGACGAACCGCCTCATGGTTGCCTATGCAGTTCAGGCAGCCATGGGGTGGATTAGTGGTGGATCTGGCGGTGGCGCTACGCCCGGCGGAGCGTATGCGAACGCAGCAGCAGGCGTAACGTTCAACGCTAAAGGCGGAGTCTATGAATCACCCGGCCTCAGCAAGTACGTGAACGGCGTCTACGATACACCTCAGTACTTCACGTTCCAAGGGGCCTCGAAGTTTGCCAAGGGTGGTGTCTTCGCTGAGGCCGGTGCTGAGGCGATTATGCCGCTGACACGTGATTCCGCAGGGCGGCTTGGTGTGAGGGCGCAGGGTGGAGGTGGTGCCCAGCCGCAGGTCAACATAGATATTCTTGTGGATAATAAGGGCAATGCATCATCAAACACATCTGGAGATGGAGGAGTTGCAGCACGGGCGTTAGGGAAGGAAATAGAAACTAAGGTGACGGAGATTCTTGTTAGGGCCGCTCGAAGCGATGGCCTCCTCGGTAGGCAGTTCCAGACCAAGTAACCCTTGGTTGTGATTCTGAGATAGCAATATCACGCGCGCCTGGTTACAGCAATGCATCCCCTTGTTAACATGTTCAAAAACATACTAATCAGGGGATGATAGTGCTTAAAAAAATATCTATGAAGATTCTCAAAACCTTTGGGATGCTTATTCTTCTTTTCTTTGTGGTCGGTATTGCTGCTGTGCTTAATAAGCCGTTCGAAGCAGAAAAGAAGCAAAAGGAAGCCAAAGAACTATCCGATGCGAAGCTGGATCAGCTTCGAGGGGCTTGTGAGGCTTACGTTAAAAAATCAGTCATTAACAAAAGCACCTTGGATATGTCGATATTTGGCGCGAAGAGATGGCAGGGCGTCGATGGGAGGTTTTACGCAACGCAGGAATTTAGCGCCAAGAACAAATTCGGCCTTGAGCAAAAATTCAGAGCCGTATGCATCGTGGACAAAGACGGTAAAAATGATTACCGACTTGAAGAAATGATTGGAAGTTAAGCTGAACTGTGCTGCAACCAAGCCCCGCCCGTGGTTTCCATTACAGCCCACTCCGGTGGGCTACATGTTCTTGCAACCATGCCCAATCACACATGACTGTCTGATTGTAGTAATGCGTTCAGCTGCTTTTTCAGTTATGTAATCCTGCGCCAATCCAGCGCAAATTGTGACAATCAACACGATTAGCCAAACCCGATTCATTTGATCCTCTAAACACATATGAAGCGATGGTGCTGAGCTGCTCTTAGGCGAATGCCTTTTATTTTATAAGCATGCCCAAACCAGCATTCGTGACTGTTTGAACGAGCGTTTTCAAGGCTTCTGTTGATAGACCGCCTAAAGCTGATTTCGCTTTTTCCTTATCAGTATCGTTTAGATTAGATATGGCAATAAGGTCTTCCAGCACTATGACCGCGTCACGGTGGAACTTGATAGTATGCACGTTAAGTATGGAACCCAAACCGCCGTCATCCCTTATGAAATCAATACCTTTACTGGTGATTTTCAAGCTTTCTAGTTGAACTGAAATTTTACCTGACAGATCTTTTAGAAAAAGACATTCAATTAGTTCGTGTTCATACAGATAAAAGAGATTCGCCACCAGATTATCTAAGTTTCCAAAGGACTGCATATAATGAGGCTTACGCTCTTGCGTGATTCCATAAGGTGCTCGGTTATACAGTTCCTGTAATAGTTCGTGCTGAGCTGTTCGATTGTATTTATCCATCGATGATTCCTGGTAATGATGCCTGGGGTAATTATTACAAGGGCATTATTTGAACATATAAAATTTCTTTCAAGATTAACTGCTGCGTTCTGTAACGATACCTTATTTATTGTACGGATGTAGTCTGGAATTATTTTTTATCTATCGAACCCAGCTCCGGCTGGGTTTTTTTATGGAGCGAATATGGCAGTTGAGACCTACAGCTGGCGCTCGCAGCTCGGCGCTGGACCTGTTGAATATAGCCAGACAGTGCGTGCGGCGCAGTTTGGCGATGGCTATGAGCAGGTTGCCGAGAACGGCATCAACTCCACCGCGATCCAGGTGCCGATGAAACATACTGGCACTGAGACAGAGGTAAACGCAGTGCGCGATTTCCTCCTGGCTCATACCGTGAAGGCCTTCATCATTACGCCGCCGGGCGAAGAGAAGGGGATGTATCGCGTTGTCGCCGACTCTGTTCGCAAAAACCAGATCAACAGCAAATTCGCTGAGCTGACGTTCACTATTAAACGGGCCTACGGGGTATACGCATAATGGCACTTGTTGATCAGGCGGCGAAGCTGGCACCAGGTGGCAGGGTCCGCCTGGTCGAAGTGGATGCCTCAGAGTTCAGCGGCGGGACCCACCGCTTTCACTACAGCCCGTTTCCCCACACGCCTGCCGAGATTGACGCGGCGAACGGCGATGAGGCCAGGCTGGGGCCGAAGCCTATCATCTGGGATGGCAACGCCTACGAGTTCTGGCCTTTCCAGATTGCCGACCTGGCGCTTTCAACGGATCAGGCCGCCGAGCCAAAGCTCAGCGTGTCTAACCTCGACGGCCATATCACCGCGCTTTGTCTCCAGTTTAAGGACATGGTGAATGCAAAGGTGAGCATCATCGACACCTATGCGGTTTACCTTGATGCGGTGAACTTCCCCGGCAGTGTTAATCCGACAGCAGATCCGACGATGTTCTCCCTGCAGACTTTCTGGCTGGACACCAAAATCTCTGAAGATGACGAGATGGTGTCCTGGTCGCTCAGCAGCCCGGCTGACCTGCAGAACCTGGTTATACCCACCCGGCAGATCACCTCGCTCTGCGAATGGGCACTGCGCGGACAATACCGCAGCGGTGACGGCTGCACCTACAACGGCACGGCATATTTCGATGCGAAGGGTAATGCGGTAGCAGACCCGGCGTTTGATGTATGTGGTGGCTGCCTGAGTGACTGCCGTAAGCGCTTCGGCGCCGGGCTGGCAGAACCGAACACTGCCGTCCTTGATTTCGGCGGCTACCCGGCGACAGTACTCTTCACCCGATAACCGGATATACCCATGAACAAAACCATTATGACGGCGATCCGGGCGCATGCGCTGGAGGAATCCCCACGCGAGTGCTGCGGCTTTGTCATTCAGTCAGGACGGCGCCAGCGCTATATCCCTGTGCCGAACAGCCACGAAAACCCGACCGAGCATTTCAGAATTGACGGTCAGCACTGGGCGAACGCCGAGGACGCAGGAACCATTATCCGCGTCATTCACTCCCACCCGGGCGATGGCGCACGACCTATTCCGTCTGATCTCGATCGCCAGCAGTGTAATAACTCTGGTGTGGTCTGGGGCATTTACGCGCCGGACTGCGATGAATACGCAGAGATAACACCGGACTCCATCCCGCTGATTGGCCGCCCGTTCCTCCTTGGCTCGCATGACTGCTGGGGGCTGGTCATGGACTGGCACGCTACACAGGGCGTAGCGCTAAACGATTTCCGCGTGGATTATCCGTGGTGGGAAAGCCAATACCCCGACAACCTCTATTTCGATTACTGGGAGTGTGAGGGGTTTGTCGAATGCGGCCCCGCGCCCGGGTGCATGGTCATCATGCAGGTCGAGTCGGACAAGTGGAACCATGCGGGGATCATCACCGAAGAGGGCGAGCTGCTGCACCACCTGTACGGCCAGCCATCCTGTATCACACCTTATGCCCGTGGATATTTTAAAGACCGGACGATGATCTGCGTTCGACACAAAGACCTGCCGCAGGAGATTAAGCCATGGCGCGCTTAACCACGATTCGATTGTATGGCGCGCTGGGTGCCCGGTTTGGCCGCGTCCACCGGCTGGCGGTGCAGACGTCAGCGGAAGCGGTAAAGGCGCTGTGCATCAACCTGGACGGGCTGGAAAGCTACCTCATGAACGCGCAAAAAAACGGCATGACCTTCGCAGTGTTTCGTGGCAAACGCAACATCGGCGCACAGGATTTTAAGGAGCTGGGCGGTGACAGTGATATCCGCATCGCGCCTGTGATGGAAGGGGCGAAAAAGGCGGGTATGTTCCAGACGATCCTTGGCGCAGTGATGGTGGTGGCGGGCATCGTAGTGTCTGGCCTCTCTGCTGGCTGGGCCAGTCCGGTCGGTGGCGCCATGATTTCTGCTGGTATCGGCATGGCTGCAGGCGGTATCTATCAGATGCTCTCGCCGCAGCCCAAAGGCCTTCAGGGGCGCGATGACCCTGACAATAAGCCCAGCTATGCCTTCGGCGGCGCAGTGAACACCCTGGCGATGGGCAACCCGGTCGCGCTGCTGTATGGCGAGCGCGAAATTGGCGGCGCCATAATCAGTGCGGGGATCGTGGCCGAGGACATCTGAGAATTTCTTACTCTTCAATTAGCACCCAATCGGGTGCTTTTTTTATGGATGCAATATGGCAACGATTACTGGTGCAAAAGGCGGCAGTCAGAAGCAGCACACGCCTGTTGAACAACTCGATTCCGCGCAGTCGATGGCGCGCTGCCGTATGCTGCTGGCGCTCGGTGAAGGCGAGTTTGCTGGTGGACTGGATGCTACCCGGATCTTCCTTGACGGCACGCCGCTGGGCAACGCCGACGGCTCGATGAACTTCGAGAATGTTTCCTGGGACTTTCGGCCGGGCACGCAGACGCAGTCGCCGATCCCCGGGTTCCCCGCCGTGGAGAACGAGACCAGCATTGGCGTGTCGCTGACGAAGGCCACTCCCTGGACCCGCGCCATCAGCAATACCCAGATTGACGCTGTGCTGGTGCGTATCGGCATTACCGGTCTGCAGCAGCACGAGAATGATGGCGATATCGTCGGCACTTCCGTCACCTATCACATCGACGTGGCGGTAGATGGCGGGGCATACAGCACCGTGCTCACCAAAACCGTAACCGAAAAGCTCAGCTCACTGTACGAGCTGACCCACCGCATCAATCTGCCGAAGGCAAACACCGGCTGGCAGATCCGCGTGGTTCGCAATACCGCCGACAGCACCAGCCAGATGCTACAGAACAAAACGCAGGTGCAGGCCATCACAGAGGTGATCGACGCGCGCCTGCGCTATCCGCATACCGCGCTGCTGTATGTGTCGTTCAACGCAAAATCCTTCAACAACATCCCGAAGATATCCTGCAAGCCGAAAGGGCGGATTATCCGCATCCCGCAGAACTATGATCCGGTTAGCCGGGTTTATAACGGCACCTGGGATGGGACATTCAAATGGGGCTGGTCGAATAACCCGGCGTGGATCTGGTTCGATGTACTCACGGAGCCGCGCTTTGGCCTGGGTCGTCGGGTAACGGCAGCCATGCTGGATAAGTGGGAGCTGTACCGCATAGCCCAGCGCTGTGACCAGAAGGTGCCGGACGGTAAGGGCGGCACCGGTACCGAGCCGCGCTTCCTGTTTGATGTCTATATCCAGTCGCAGGCCGATGCCTGGCAGGTGATTAAGGATATCGCCGCTGGCTTCAACGGTATGACATTCTGGGGCAACAACATGTTCAATGTTGTCTCGGACATGCCAGCGGACACGACGAAGCTACAGATCCTCACTCGCGCCTCGGTCGTCGGAAAGCCGAACTATTCCAGCGGCAGCGAGAAGAACCGCTACAGTTCGGCGCTAATTAACTTCAGCGACCCGGACAACCACTATCAGGATCGCACCACTGCGGTGATGTTTCCTGACCTGGTTAAGCAGTTCAAATTCAAGCAGACGCAGCTGACTGCCATTGGCTGTACGCGTGAGAGTGAGGCGCAGCGTCGCGGCGGCTGGGCGGTGTACTCCAACTATCTTGATCGCCTGATCACGCTGCAAACCGGGCTGGATGGCTTTGCCTATGTTCCCGGCACCGTGTTCGCTTTTGCGGATGAACGCTTTTCCGGGCGAGTGTATGGTGGGCGCGTTGTGAGTTACAACGCCGGGCTTAAAGCCGTTACAACCGATCGCGGGACCAGCGCCGTTCCGGGCGACACGCTGATGATCCGCACACAGGGCGGCATTGTGGAAAACCGGGTCATTCAGGCGGTCAACGGCACGCAGTTAATCGTGGCCACGGCGTTTTCCTCTGCGCCAGCGCCAGATGCCGTTTTCGTTATCGATGCCGGACAGCTGCGCCTGCAGTATTTCCGTGTGATGAACCTGACATTCAACGACGAGGAGAACACCTACACCATTACGGGTGCGGAATACAACGCCTCAAAATATGACGCTGTCGATAACAATGCGCGCCTGGACATCCCGCCTGTCAGCCTGATTCCTACTGGTGTTGTCTCTCAGCCCGGAAACGTCGTGGTATCAAGCTACGACTCAGTGAGACAGGGGCAGCGCATTGCCACGCTGACGGCCTCCTGGGATGCTCCGCTGGATAAAGCAGGGAAACCGCAGGCAGACGTTATCGCCTACCAGGCACAGTGGCGCAGGGATGACAGCGAGTGGGTTAACGTACCGCAAACGGGGCTGCGCAATATCGAAGTGCCGGGGATCTACGAAGGTGATTACCTGGTGCGCGTCAGGGCGATTAACGCTGGCGGTGCATCCAGCCTGTGGGCCACCTCAGTGCTGACGCATCTCAAGGGCCGGGCCGGTGATGTGCCAAAGCCCGCCAATTTCCGTACAACGGCGTTGCTCTGGGGCGTTCAGCTGGACTGGGATTTCCCGGCTGGTACCGGCGATACCTTACAGACGGAGATCCAGTATTCCACTGCATCGACCGGCACAAATCCGCTTCTGCTGGCCGGGGTTCCCTATCCGCAGCATGTTTATCAGCAGCTGGGCCTGAAAGCCGGGGTAGGATTCTGGTACCGCGCGCGGCTTGTCGATCGCACCGGCAATAAGTCGGCATGGACTGACTTCATTCAGGGCAGCAGCAGCTCGGTGGCAGCTGATTACCTGGTGGATATCGACAATCAGATCAAACAGACAGACGCGTATAAGGAACTCACCTCAGATATCGCCGATCTCAGCGCCGATATTCAGTCAGCGCGCGACGACATCAGCAAAGTTACGACAGAGTCGGCGGCAACCAAAGCAGGCCTGGCACAGGAGGTCACGGACCGTAAGAAAGCCATCACCGACGAGGCAACGGCACGTGGCCAGGCGTTGCTGACCGAGAAGAACGAGCGCGTCGCGGATATCAGCAACGTCAATCAGACGATCCAGACCACCACCGAGTCACTGGCGCAGCAGATTGGGCAGATTTCTGCTGGCACCGGTTCGCAGTTCGACCCGGCAAAAATCTGGTACTTCGATTCGACAGTGGAGGGCTGGACCGGGAACGGGACCCCGACCATCGTTGACGGCTGGATACGCCCGGCGAACCATGCCACCGATCCGTGGGTGCAGTCTCCCGGTTCACTGGGTGTTAACTCTTCGTCCTATCGCTTCGTTAAATTGCGTATCAGGAAGTTCGGGGCACCGGGCTGGGCTGGGCAGCTGCGGTGGCGGGGTACCGGTGGCTTCAACGACACCAATATGGTCACCGTCGCCGAGCCTGCTTATGACGCGAACGGGATCGCCACGCTGGAGTTCGACAATATCCCCTGGCTGACTGAAGCCACGATGAATCAGTTCAGGCTGGATCTGTCCACTAAGCAGGATGCGACGAACTACTACCTGATTGACTGGGTGGCGCTCGGACGGCCTACTCCCGGTGCAGGGATGGCGGCCCTTCAGGCAGAAACGACAGCCCGTGTCCAGGGCGACCAGGCGGAAGCCACAGCGCGCGAGACGCTGGCGGCGCAGATCCGGGGCGGTTATACCGGTGATGATCCGTCGAGGCTGGCCTCGGGCTTGCTCTACACCGAACGCCAGGCGCGCATCACAGCGCAGGAAGCGGAGGTGACAGCCCGGACGGCGCTGGAAGCGACCGTTAACGCCAACAAAGCCAGCGTGACGCAGGAGCTGGCAACGCTGACGACTGAGCAGGAGGCGCAGGCCACCACGCTGTCGGGCCTGCAGACCACCGTCGGGAAAAATACCGGCGATATCACGCGTATCGATAAAGCTGTCGCCGATAACAACAAGGCGCAGACTACCGCGCTGGCTGCGGTAAAGGCGACGACTGACAAGAACACGGCTGATATCAGCACGGAAACCACGGCCCGCACGGATGCTGACAGCGCGCTCGGTCGCCGTATCGACAGCCTGAAAGTGGATGTGGACGGTAACACGGCCAGCCGCGACGCAGGCATTGTCGGTAGTGTCAGTAACGCGCTCGCCAACTTCATGGCGTTCTCTGATCAGCGCGTCACGTTTGCCGTTGGCGAAACGAAAACGATGGCCGAGATCACCGAGACCCGGAAGACCGCCGCGGATGCCACAAGCGCTGTAGCTGAGCAGGTCACGACGCTTAAGGCCACGGTTGAGCAAAACGGCCAGACCAACGCCGCCGCCATCACGCGCATTGATAAAGCCGTTACGGATCTGGAGAGAGCTACCGCGACCAGCATTGAGCAGGTGACGGCTGCAATTGGCGATACCAATGCCAGTGTACAGACGACCAGCGAGGCTGTTGCTGATATCAATGGCAAGCTCTCCGCGCAGTGGGGCGTTAAAGTCCAGGTGGAGGCGAACGGTGTTAAACGCATCGCGGGTATCCAGCTGGGCATTGACGGCACAGGGGCCTCAAACTTCCTGATTTCTGCTGACACCTTTGCGGTTTATAACCCGACGACGAACGGACAGGAGCTGGTGTTTGCTTCGACCGGCGGCCAGATGTTCATGCGTTCGGTGTTCATCCAGGACGGTTCCATCGACAACGGCAAGATCGGCAATTATATCCAGTCCAGCAACTGGGACGGGACCGGCAATGTCGGCTGGCATATCAATAAATCCGGGTATGCCACGTTCAACGGCGTGACCGTTCGCGGGACGATTTATGCCACCAACGGAGAGTTCCGGGGTACGGTTTACGCTACAGATGGAGACTTCAAGGGCACAGTTTACGCGAACAAAATCGTAGGCGATGTCGTTAATATGTTCTCGTTCCCTGGTGGCAGGTATCGGGGGGATCCTGGCAAACAACAGGATTTCTATCGACAGGTTACCTGGGCGGGTGGTGTTCCATATGATGTCACTATCGCTGTACCGACATTTGTCGTATGGAATGAAAGTGATAGTTATAACGCTGCCATGGAAGCCTACGTCAATATAAACGGACGTAATATTACAGTCGCGCCTCTTGGGTTAAGGCTGTCGTATACCGGCTCGAACAACACTCAACGCCAGGTAAACTGTTATGTACCTGTTACGGCTAGTCTGGATATTCCTGCAAATTCAGGGCCTGTAGCTATACGTGTTGGCCTGAGAGGAATAGCTAATGGCGAGGCTTTTATGGACATGCAGCCATCAATGGTATTAATCACCAAGAGAAACACCCCAAACTTTTCTGGTTACTCAGGTAATTAATTCCAATCTCGCCCTCACCCTTATAACCCAGCTCCGGCTGGGTTTTTCATTTTAAGGACAACATGAATGGCCACACTTGATGACGATTTAGCGAAAGCCGTCACAGAAGGGTTTCGCCTGGCGCAAAGCAGTATCATCAATCAGGACCTGATTTTATCGGGTACCGGCGACGTCACCGTAACCCTAGCAGACGGTTCAAAAAAGACGGGTCCCAGCTGGTCAAAGTTGATCGCCCAGGCCGGTGCGGCAGGTGCCAGCGCCGCTGCAGCGGCAGCATCAGAGAAAAACGCAAAAACCTCTGAGACGAACGCGAACTCATCTAAGACTGCTGCGGCAAGCAGCGCTTCAGCAGCCAAGACCAGCGAAACGAATGCTAGAACCTCCGAGACGAACGCCAAAACTTCTGAGGACAATTCAAAGGCTTCAGAAAATAACGCTGCGGCCAGCGCCAGTAGTGCCGCCGCCTCACTGGCCGCAGCGCAGAAACTGACGTCTGTACCCTATGAGGCAGCGCCGTTCCCTGACGTCTGGGCGCCGCTGAATGATGACCTGCGCCTGCTGGCAGGGTTCGCACCTTATGACACGCTGACTATTTCCGGGCAGGTGCTGGAGTTGCCAACAAAGTCAGTGGCGCTTACCCGGGCGGGCACGGGAACATATACCGATAAATCGGGAGTGTTGCGCACAGCAGCTATTAATGAGCCACGTTTCGAAAAAGAGGGTTTATTAATTGAAGGACAGAGCACTAATATGGCCCTCTATTCGGGAGACCTGAGTGCCTCGTGGTGGCCTAAGGCCAGGGCCATTACAACCCAGGGCTTTTCTGCGCCAGATGTCAGCCTCACCGCAGTAAAGCTAATACCAACAGCAGAAGCAGGGTCGCACTATATCAGTAAGACCTTGCCCGTCACTGCAGGTAATGCTTACACGTTAAGTTTTTTTGTAAAAGCCGGGGAATACGTCAACTGTCGCCTCAGTTTTTCCGGGACTCTTGCGGTTGATGGAAAAAGCTGTGATTTTGACCTGCTTTCAGGTGCGGCAAAACCTACCGGTTCAGCAGGAACACCAGCAATCACACCTCTGGCTAACGGATGGTATCGTTGCTCAATAACCTCTGATGCCATGACCGCTGATGGGACTTTGAATTTCAATATCTGGGTTTATGACGACAGCAACCAGTCCTTCACTGGGGATGGTGTTAAAGGTCTTTATATCTGGGGAGCGCAAATAGAAGCGAATCCGGTCCTGACAAGCTATATCCCAACAATAGCTTCAGCGGCTACAAGAGCTGCCGAAACCAATGTAAGCCTTCAGGTGTCCAATAACTGTGGATATTACAAGGTTGGTGATCGCTTTAATCGTACAGTTGCCTTCGAACTAACTGTTAATGGATTCTCTCCAGGCGCCGCAGGTTACTTTGATCTTTTAAGATGTTCTGGCGTAAGCGCTGACATCATATTAAGAGCCGGCAGCGACCGGCTGTCATCCTTTCGCAGTAGCGGCAATATTTCACCTTCAATCAGTGTGAGCTATCCATTAGCCCGGCAGATGTTTGTTGAAACCATAGACACAAATGATAAGTTGACTGTCTATTACGGAGGGCAATCCGGTTCCAGAACAGCCCCACCAACCAATCCTGATGGCATTCCAACGTCGATTGATTTCAGTTCGTCATCGCGAATTGTTTACCACATCCGCAATTTCCGTATCTGGCACCGCTTATTAACCCTTAACCAAATTAACGGACTCCGCTAATGAGAGACTTATATCTGCGCTTTGCTGACGCCGACGAAATGTGCACGCAGTTAATCGCGGCGGGGTTTGTGGATGATGAGGAGCAGGGTGGTTTATATCACCCGGATATCAGCCTGGATATCGTTGGCGTTATCACTGTTCCTGCTGAAGTTATCAATCCCGGTGAAGAAAACGAAATCATAAAGTACACCACCGAACCCGGCTATCACGTCAATTTGCGGGTCATGAATGACTCGCTCGATTTATTTGGGCTGAACAACTTTGTGGTTAAACCGAAAACACCGGCTCGCGTCTGGGCGTAAGGAATTAAGGTATGGCAAACAGAATAGACACGGCTGAATTAAGCAGGGCCATTACTGCCTGGACATCAGTTATTAACGACGCGTCTCTCCCGGGATCTGGAGTTACGGTCTTTGGAGGTAGCTTAAAGTCCCAGTACACAGTGAACAACGTAGAGAAGATTTCGGTCCAACTTCAGGCTGTAAAACGTATCGAGTGGAACTACTCCATTGCTCGATTGACGGTAAATCAGGTAGCAGGGAATGGGGATACTGCGCAGAGTAACTATTTTGACTTTATGTCAGATGGCAACATGTATATAGCGGGCAAGCTGACCATAGGCTCCCCTAATGTAAACTCATGGTGGAACGCCGCTCAGGCTTCCGCTGCCGCATTCTTCGCTGCCACTCCTACAGATGCACCCGGCAACGGCGCTATAGCTGGTCTTTCCTGGGGTTACAGACATGGAGGTGGTTATGATTTAAGAACGATACTGGGCAATGTCGGGAACGGAACAGGAAACTGGGCTAACACTGCGTTAACTCAGTTCGGCGATAATGGGGCTAAGATCCGGTACTGGTATTTCGCTCCAGCCAACGGGGATTTAGTCACCTCGACAAGTGGCGATGGCGGCTTTGCTGGCAACTACACCTATCAGAAGTCAGCGACCTCTGATGCTACACAGAAGCACGATATCGTGTACGACGACGGAAAAGCGTCTTATGACAACATCAGGAAGATGAAACCCTGCACGTTCGTGTATAACGGGGATTACTTTGACCGTGTGCGCCGGGGGATCATTGCTCAGGACGCTTTACGTGATATTGATCGTGAGTATGTGAAGCTGGTTCCTGCTGCGCCTGAGTTCGACGAAGATGGAAATCGTTGTGATAAAGACGACACGTTAGCCCTGGATAACAACGTCATCATGATGGATACGGCGCTGGCGCTGCATCATGCGATCGCAAAAATTGAAATGCTGACAACTCAGGTCGCCCACCTGCAGGCTGAGATTAAGGCGCTGAAAGCGTAACGGCATTATGATGTTCAGTGGTAATCATCAATAGGCATAGCCACCTTGCCCTACACTCTCTATAAAACTACTGTGTGTATATACAGTCATAACAAATGAGAGGTCACCATGCCCCGCCGTCTCGACATTCATGCCGCGTTTGTGGCAGCCATACAGCAAAACCCAAAGGGCTACAGGTGTTTGCGTACAGAAGACTTCATCCGTGAGTTGGCAAAGGTCCATTGGCATTTCAGCCGAGCCGACGCCAACCATTGGATAGCACGCTACCAGCCAGATTTCACGGATAAGACAACTGACGGAACCGACAATCATTACTGGATCCTGCGCAACATGGGGAGAGTTCACTGATGGGATTTCCCTCTCCAGCGGCTAATTACGTAGCCCCTCGTTTATCTTCAGAAATTATCTGCGGAATAGGTATCGACAGCAGAATTCTCGAAACATCATCCGGGTTCGCGGTTTTCGAACCGAGCATCCGGCTGGTACAGAATCAGATTTTGCTGATTTTGTCCGGCGGCCGTACTCAGTTTGCTCGGGTAATGGGGAGGGCTTTAATCACGGATGATGGCGAAGCGATCAAGGGCGCTGCGGCGGAAGAGGTAGAAGTTATGGGTAGGGTCTCTTCTTCATCAACAGCACGGACGCTGATGAAAGCCCTGTGTAAATGCAGCCCATAAAAAAGCCCGCACGGGAGCAGGTATAATTTCCTTGGCTTTGTTATCGATCCCACGCTCAGGGCGAAGGTTTTTAACATATCGGCAGCATAAAGGATAACTTTATGAGAGCAGACTTTTAGGTCCTCGACTTGCTCGATGGCACGTCGGAATAGGGACATATCAAGTCGTGTGTGATGTACGGATTTTAAGAAATGTTGAATTGATGCTCTGTTAGCTATATAAAAATGTTTATGATTTAGTACAGCCAACGGCTTGGGAGCGTCGTATCTGTTATGAGATTCATCTGTCCTGCTTGCAAAAGCAACCGGTTCTTTTTCACCTCGTTCGATCCTGTACAAAACCTGCCACACGGGGCCGTATGTTCCGTATGTGGTACTCGGCTTTCCACCCGCTCCCTCATTCCAAAGCCACGGAGAAGGCGATGGCCTAAACAGGTTAGATAGATGAGTTGTCTCCGGTGCTCACTACAGCCCTCAGAGGCTTAAAAGCCCAATCTGAAACCAGCCCCTTTCTGCGGTTAAGAATTATTAAATAATACGCTAATTGTATTTTTTTGATCTATTTGTTTTTTCTCGGATTTATTCACCTTCTTCCCGATATAAAGCCTAACGCGAAACCTATGCCGACAGCAATCAGAATGCTTGTTGTAGGATATGATTCAACTTTATCCTTCATGTTATTAGCCCCACTGCGTAACGCATCGTCAGTTTTAGAAGCGTATTTCTTTACGGTTTCCGTGAATTCACTTTCAGGTTTTTCAGATGAGTGGTTAAACAT